AACCCAAGGAGGAACCCAAGGAGGAACCCAAGGAGGAACCCAAGGAGGAACCCAAGGAGGAACCCAAGGAGGAGGAACATACAGAAGATTATGAAAACGTTCATATGGAAATCACGCAGGATGATAACGAATCAGATAACGAAACAGAAAGCAACCCAGATTCCATAAAAATACCCGAACTCATTTTTGTGGTTCCATACAGAGAACGCGTAGAACAACAACGATTTTTTGATTATCATATGAAAAACATCGTATTAAAAGATTTAGACAACTATATCATTCTGTATTCCCATCAAATCGACGGGAGAAGTTTTAACCGCGGAGCAATGAAAAACATCGGATTTTTATATGCAAAATCCATATATCCAGACGACTATAAAAATATTACATTTGTTTTCAACGATGTCGATACCATGCCTTTTACCAGCCACTTTTTAAATTACAAAACCACACCCGGGGTCGTAAAACACTTTTACGGATACCATTTTACACTAGGAGGAATCGTTTCTATCACCGGGGCAGATTTCGAAAACACAAACGGGTTTCCAAACTTTTGGGCGTGGGGATACGAAGACAATGCGTTTCAACTCCGTGTCAACAAACTCGGACTTCACATCGACCGCACCCAATTTTATCCTATTTTAGATAAAAATATTCTCCAGTTGAAAGACGGAATCACCAAGATTGTAAACCGTGGAGAGTTTGACCGATATACCAATGAACTACAATCGAATGCAAACCATGACGGAATAAATACAGTTTCGAATGTCGTTTTTTATTTCAATGAAACCAACGATTTTTTAAATGTCGAATCGTTTGATACACTTACTCCTGACCGCCCTGAATTAAACAAAGAATACGACATCCGCAATGGTAGCCGTCCATTCCCCGTGTTGTCAAAATCCGCCGTACAACGCCGTCGACCCGCAATGCGAATGTTTTTTTAGTTTTAATCGACGTGCGATAAAACGAGTGCCTCTGGTAAATTATAAATAACCCCATGTCGGTCTAATATACCACGAACGAACGCATCGTATTCGGTATCCACTACGGCGGACTTTCGAAAGCATAGGGTCGACGGATGGATATACGCACTGGTAGTCGACGTTTCCTCTTCCCGTGTAATCTTCGATGGATACCGGAGTTCATCCACCACAGATATCCTATTGTCCTCGTTTCTACGAAATCGTCTCACATTTGTCCCGCACAACACGGCATCCGACGATTCATTCATAAACTCTATCTGATGTATCATTCGGTCGGGCATCATGAGGTCACCGGCATTCATTTTGAAAACGAGGTCGCTCGAACACAGAGATAGACCGGCCTGGAAAGCGTTATCTCTATCCGCACTCGACCTCTTTTTATAAATGTATCGAATAAACCGAGAACTTTTTTGAAACCTGACTAATAATTCTACGACGGTCTGGCTGTGTTCTGGAGTCGACCCATCGTCTATCCATACAACCTCTATTCCAAAATATCCGGTCTGCCGTTTGACGGATTCCAGAGAGTCGTGTATGACCGCAGGCAAAGCATTTTCGCTGGAAATCAATAGGGAATACCAGACGGTCGGCGTGAATAGCTGACGGGGTAAGGTGACAGAGTTCATCGTATCATAACTTTGTTTAGAAGTCCCCCATTCTTGGTAAGCATACACCTTTTTATGACCGGTATATTCTATCCCTGTAAAATGAACCGGTAAAAAACAGTGGCTCGGAAATACTGAAAAATCCGCGTATTTTCCCGTATTTAACATTTTTGTAAGGAGTCCGGGACCCACGCTATACCATGCACGCGTTTCCTGTATTAATTGTGTGGCTTCGACGGACCCTTTTATCCATTGAATAATGTCATAACAGAGAACATGATTCGGAATAAACCCCATCGTGCCCGTCGCCACCAGTCCCTCTCTGATATTTTCATTCTCAAACGTCGCAAACGCCGATACGTTCTCAAAATATTCGTCAAACGGTTCAATACAGATAGAATCGGCATCCACGAAATATCCGCCGTATTGATATAGGATTTCCCATCGAAGGATGTCTGCCTTGCCATTTATTTCCCGCATATTCGCAATCTGTAGAGAACATTCACTTTTAAACCCGCGTTTTTGTAACTCTTCTTCGTTCCACAGAATATATTCGAACCCCGGATGCTTCTCTTTCCATGTTCTCATAAGATTGGTAGGAGCCGGCTTATCGCCAATCCATATCTGATGTATGATTCTAGGTATCATATATATTATATATCTATATATGATTATATTTAAGCCATTGAAGAACCGTACAATAATTCTTCAAGGGTGAAAAATGGCTGAATGTGTAGAACCATGAATCATGGATTATGACAATGGATATATCCGATATTCTCCTCCTATTTCCATTATTTAGGAAAACACATGATTCATGTAGGATGGAATAACCACGTAGGTTCTGAAATCTTCGAGAACACCCGGATGGATACCTGCGGACATAACGGTCCTCTTAATATTCGACCATTTTATAGGTAACTCCGAGTTCATTATGGGTTTCCCATACCCCGGATATTTTAATATAGTATTTGTGATGTCCTATGGTTGTTCCCTTATAATATTTAATGTCCCCGTTCGAAAGCGACGTTTTCAATGAATATACCGGAGTTTTATTCGTTACATTAAAATAGCGGATATAATAATCAATCACTCCACATTCGATATTTGCTATTGTGTTGATAAGTTCTCGGTTTGCATCGGAGTCAATCTGTATTACATTCCTCGATGAAAAATGTTTGACAAAGGACTGGAATGCAATATCTATAAAAATCCCATTCATAATCATCGAATCGTCTGAAAACAGGATTTTTGTAAAACTGCCGTCTACGATGATATTCATTTTTTTCTCCATAAAAAAAATAAAGTTTAATGCAAAATCTGCGGGTTGAATTACTAATATCATTACATATAATGAATCCACATGTTTATGTTCTTTAGATTCCGTGCCGAAATGTCCGCCGATTCGTGATAAAAATATGTGAAACATTTATATAATACTATATAAATGTCAGACTATCCAATGGGATTCCCTCAAAAATCGGTCAAATGGAAAGGCAAGACATTTAACCAGGTGGTCGCTTCGATTCGAAAAAACGACCAGAAAGCAGTAAGTTTGACCGTTTCTCAACTTCGAAAGCCCTTGCCATTGAAAATATATCGCAAAGAGATTGGAAATGGGACACGATGTAATTCGAGAACATCTGTAAAAATCGCAGATTTCGAAACCCCTGGAAACAATATCGTGACAAACGTATCGACACCAGGGATGGGTTTAGTAAATACGCTGGATATTCATGTAACAAGCCTTTCTGCCGAACACGGGAAACGTGACACGGAAACCGAGTGTTTTTTTTTGCCGGAATACAACGCTCGTAAACGGTGTCGGAGTGCCGGCATGATTCCGCGCAAGTTTAATGTCGCGAAAAATAACGACACCTATTGCACGAGCACGAACCAGTATTTAGTCGCGAGGAATCGCACGATTAAACAGAACGAATACCATTATATTCGCAAAGGGAGTACGGGTGCACTTCCGGTAACCGGACTGGCGGGGTCCAATGTATATTCTCCTGCAGGATTAAGTCACTGTTCCCGCCCTGAGATTACTCCCGTAAATAAAAACAATGTCATTTCTTATATTTGGATAAACGGGGTAGAATATAATGCCACGATACCCACTGGGTTCTACGATGTAGAATCATTAAACATGGCATTTCAAACCCAGCAAAATGCAAATAAAACGTATCTGAAGAGCCTCACTTCCGGCTCAGACGTATACCTATTACATATCACGTATGACAACATCAACCAACGAGTCATGTTGGTTGCCAATATGGCATGGGAAGGTAAGTATTCAAGTTCGAATTATGGTCCGCCACAAGATGCCGACTGGAATATGAGTACTTATCCAGTGAATCAACCCGTGTTTACTGGCGACCCGGTATCCAATGAACCCAATATACCAGGAGTAACATATTTTTATATTAAGAGCGAGAGCGAGAGTAAATTCGGAGACCTTGTCGGGTATTTAAACGGTTACTATTTCGGTGGGTTAACGACTGGTGTATATGAAGGTACCCTATCTCATAATTATGTCCCCCTGTATTATAAACCCAACAATATCGCATTTGGTGTTCAGGGTGCAGTGGATTCGAGCACACTCATTCACCGTAAGAAATATGATACGATAACGTCCGCTGCAAACGGGCTCCGGTCGGCCTATGGAAGTGCCACGGCGAATGCCATGGCATACGGAGTCAGCGAAAACCCATACACAATTAAATCGGCAGTAGGGGATAAAGTGATTTATACTCCGGTAGTTGACCGATTTTCAGGAAAGGTATGTCGCAAAAGGGTGATTTACCGGTTATAAATCGTCGTGGTGTAAAAATATGTTTGAAGACGTATTTATATGGTAATATGGAACATTGAACCGCACACACCAGTCGATGCACTTGTCTATATTTTCGCGAAGAAGCTGATCCAGTTTATCTTGTTTCGGTTTGTTCTCAATGAAGGAGAGTGTGTATTGTATGTTTTGAAGCTGTTTTTTACCGAGTATCGACATGTAATCCTCTATTTTTTTAATAAAGAGTTTCGGTATGGGGACATTCAAAAATCGCAAAGGATATGTTGTGTCGGTTCTCATCATATCTTTAAAACACTTCAAAAAATAGGAGTAAAACGCCCGGTTCGTTTTATGTATGAATCCTATACATACAATGTATCGTTCGGAGTTTGCATAACGACTGGTGTTCGGTTTCATAATATAGACTTTCTCGTAAAACGACGAAAGAATGTATAAGACATCGACGGTATGTTGCATAAAACAGTCGAATATTTTTAAAACGAACTTCCCTCGGTATTTTTGCATACAGACGGCATAGGCGACCTGAGCGAACAAGAGTTTCCCGATATATATTTCTTGGTTGTTAAAATCGGTAGAAAAGTCGAATCCGCCGTCGGCGGTGATAAAGTCCATCCGGTTCGAATATTTAGAAACCACATATTCGAACCCTTGTGTGGAAAGGATATTGCCCGTTTTATCTACCCCTTCTTCAATTCCGACGTTTGGGTTGTCCCGTAAAAAAAACTCGCTTTTTTTCCATCCCGGTACAGTGGAATCGCGTTTGTCGCTTAAAAGAGTCATCCCGATATAGGTGTCATCAGGACACTGTCGGTTGTTTCGGATGGCTTCAATAAATCCACCGGGACCTTCGGCCAAATGAAAGGTTTGAATGGGACCTTTGAAATGGATTTGAAAGGTTTTGATGATTTCGACCATTTTAAAATAGGACCGCGAAAGAGGCTTGTATTTGGATACGGGGCGTTTTTTTGCCGGCACGGGAGTATGTATATATTCGAATGGGTTCGTATATTTTTTATATATGTCCCATTGGGCTTCATTCGTCGCAATCCTTTCTTTGTTCGTATATAAATGAGAGGACAACGATTGTAAGATGATATTGGGCGGATTCGATTCAGTCTCTGTATATTCTATATCATTATAATTTAAGTGGGTTCTAGGTATAATATAATATGCCATTTTCTACAAATATAGCTGACATTTATTTAACTCTTTATATAAGAACATTATAAATCCTTCTCCTTTTCTTCATTCTCTTCCGGGTCGGAAAGGTCAGCGATGTCTGGCACAATAACGAGAGGTGTATGCGTGTCGTGTGTCTCGATTGAAAATATTTCAGAGGGTGGTTTTCGAAGTTTTGCCCGGATTTTGGTTCGCCGGATTTCTCCGCGGACCGCCGGTGTCTTTCGCGCTTCCGTATCGAACGCTGCCTCCAGTTCCGCCATTTCCGGGGTCGGACGTTCGAGGGAGACATGTTGCAAGAAGAGGCGCTCTTTTTTCGCGGCATCCACGGTCATGACCTTGCGAAAGACAAAGTATCGGTTCATAAACGAAATGGTCCTTTCAGCAGATGTCATATGGAAGGCATCTTTGTACTGGCTTTTCATACGCGGATTCGATTTGATTTCGTTCTGCATGGCATCATAGAGTTCTCCGAAGAGTCCGGTGGGATTCGGGAGACCCAATTGTCGGGATTCATCTTTTGTAACGAGTTTAAAGCCGTAGTTATCCATCATTTCCACGAAATAATCGAAACAGACGAGAAACTCGGGGACATACTGGTTGATACTCTCTTGATACACGTCTATTTTATATCCGAGCGAGGTATCGTCGACGGGAAACCCGGTATCGCCGTATTTTTTCACGATTTCGCATATACGTGTATCGTCGACGGAGAATAGGATACTTTCGCCCTCTTTTTTTTTCGAAAGGGATTTGAATATCGTTTTTCCGTCGTAACATGTACCTATAAAATACCCCTGGTCCCGAGTGCATTCGGCGAGGTTTCTCAAGAATCCGTGGAGGGTAACCTTGTTCTCAAAGAAATAGTGTAAAGCAAACTGACACGAACTGATTTGAAACCCCGGCTCTCCTTTACCGTATTGTGCGACGGTTCCTTTCCCGATTACAGTGGCGTCTTTTGGCCCTTTCCCAAAAACGGCATTCGCGACCATTTTATCTTTGCTGTGGGTGTCTCCTGGGAACGCTTTCAACGACCGGATGTTGAGAGAGCTGTTTCCTACGGTAAAGAGACAGTCAGGAATCGTGGGATTGTCGCGTTTGACATTGAGAAACCGTGCACACGCGCCCCGTTTATTGTTGTGAATATTAGAGTGACTGACGTCGATGCCGAAAACAAACCCCAGTCTGGAAGAGACCCATTTCGGGAGGTCTCCCGCCATTCCTACGGCATAATCGATGAGCGTGTCCCCGCGTCTAGATACACCTAGTATCAGCGATTTTTTTACATATAGATTATGAAAGTCGCGGAGCCCCTGGGTATTGTTCTCTTGGTTTCCCTTGTAGTAGACGCCTTCTTCCACGATGTCGGGGATTCCTTCCCCCGTAGTAATCATTTCTTCGGTGACGGGGTAATGTATCGATTTCCAGTTGGAGTTTGCCACACGGAAGGCATTCCCAAACTGTTTGTCGCCGTTTTTCAACTGTTGGGTTTTATCCGTGCGGAGCCTCAAAGGAACCCATCGCGAATCGTTCGGTCGGGATTTGTCATAGCGGAACTCGACGATGTTAAACGATTCGAAATAGTCGCCCTCTTCCGACACCATGTATTGGGATGTCCCGTCATCATGTAGTTTGACTTTGGTAATATAGGCGTTTGCGTCGTATGGGTCGGTCGGTCGAAACAGTGCGGCATGGTAGTCCGTATTGCTTTGGTTCCGGTCCGTATTGCTCGGAATGCGGTTGTCTAATACGTCTTGATAGGGGTTCATGTATCCGTCGGTTTTTGCGTTGAACCCACACATGAGTTCAAGGGTTTTATACTGGTCGATACAAGTGGCCGAACCGGTGTTTATGCCGTCTTGATAGACATGCGTGACCTCTTCCTTCCCCGTTTTATCGGTTTTTACGGTCACTAAAAAGTCGACGGTGTTCTGGTCTGCCGGTTTCCATTTCATAGAGTGTTCCCATGTCGCACTGGATAATGGCCCGGCGACTCCGGGGGCATCCCCACCGACTCCAGCATTGGTGGGAGTGAATATCAATCCGTCGGTATGATAGGGCAGCAGACCGTCAGTAATGTCTTTCATGATATTCGAACAACATTCAAATATCGTTTTGGAGTCGGAGACCACTTCGAACCGCTTACATTGAACGACCAGTTTGCAGGAATACTCCATTTTCGGGCGGATTTTCGTGATTTCCCCACTTTTGTAGTTTCCCCACATCGGGTTTCCTTTTTTATCTTTCATCTCCTGCCATTTTTGAATGGGTTTTTCGCCGACGATGGAAGACGGTTTTAACAGGGTGACAAACTGTTGTAGAATCAACAACCGGTAATTGTTGGGAAGGTCGTCGGAGCTTTCAGGATAAAAGTTTTTTTCGCGAAAACTTTTACCGTTCACAAAATAGATGTCGAATGCGGCATACAGGTTAAGCGGATGACCGTGTTTGTCAAACTTTACCAATTCCCCGTCCAACAAACTGTTATATATGGTTTTTTCGTCGGTTTTCATTCCGGTGAATTGGACGTTGAACCGGTTATCTATTAAATAGAGTCGCCCCTCGTCGTTGATATAGAGGAGTTTTCTTTCTCCGTCGGCTTTGTCGGTCACGGTATAATTCGTCAACACGGAAACCATGGTCGAACCCTCTTTTTTGGGTAGGATGTGTTCTCGTTGAAGGGTTATTGACCCCGGACCAATGAATACGAAACTTTTGGAGAACTCGTATTTATTTCCCATATTTATCTTCTTGTGATGTCTTTTGTCGTTGTTTTCGACGAGTCGCATATACTGGTTTAAAACGACGTCGCGTTCGGTATATGAAATGGGATAGAAACACTGTTGAATGCCACACAATACAATACGGATACACTGTCTCAATGCATTCATTACGGATTCGAGAGTTGCATGGTTCGACCCCATGCCGACGCGACGGTTGTCTATCTCTAGTTCGATTTCGTAGGTTTCGGCCGCGTTAAAGACGCCGGCTTCTTGAATCGTGTATTTTGGAATCTGGACGTTGGTAGAGGGGCGTTTGAATGCTCCGCCTCCGGTTGCAGAGGAACGCACGTATTTTTTAGAGGACCGGACAATACTGATGTCTGCGAAAATGGGATAGTCGGGATGTGAAAACCGGACACGGTTCATTAAACGAAACGTCTTTTTTCGGTCCCCCCAGGTGTTAATGACGGGTTTAATGAAAGGGGCGGATGTGGTAAACGATTCTTCCAACTGGTAGGATACGCGAAACCCCATATCGAACATATCGATGGGCTTTTGCCAGCTCCCTTTTTCATCCCGAGACAAACTTTTGCGTGTAAACTGTATTTTATTAAAAGTGTATTGTGGCATATTAATCATGGTTTGAATGCTGTTTGTTCTACAGTATTCCTGAATCATGGTGGAACCGACGATTTCGGCACGGACGTTTGACATGATACGGTCGTCAGTCAATGAATCCTGATAATTGATTCGAAGATATTGAGAACCGTTCGGGAGGTCGGTTTTAAACCCGTGTTTCAACAGCTGTTTCACGACATTGTCATAATCGATTTTGGATAATGGGCGACCACTGAATGAGTTCGTGCCGAACCGGATTTCAAACTCATTCTCCTTACCGTCTTCTCTGTAACTCGCAATTCCGATACCTAAATACTGTTTTAATCTCGCATGGAACTCTTCTGTCGCCACTCTCATTTTTTTTTTATCGGTTTGGATAATGTCTTCCGGAGAACCCTTTTCTTCCGCCTTGGATTCTGTCACATTTTCTTCGTTTGGGTCTTGTTTTTCTTCCGCTATGGATTCGGTGACCTTTTTTTTGGAATCTGGTGGAGAACTAGAAGGGGTTCGAGGTTCACGTAATTTCATTGTAGTAGACATATAATAATATATGATTATATATTATTTTACTTTGTTGTCATCAATTTTATAGCCAAGCCACATGTTCGCTGATTCGACGGTATATATCTTCTTTTTTATCTTTTTCACCGAGGACCACATTCACTTCGGCGGCAATATGAACCAACTCTTCCCTCTTGTATGTGGATACTGCACGCAAAGGTCGCGCAATGCTATCTAAAGAGAAGAGTGGTTTTGGCGCATCGTCTCCCATAAACAGGCGGTATTTACCCTTTACGGTGCGGTCCCTGAAAATGAAGCATTGGTGTGAATATGTTTCTGGAGTATAAACATATTGTATGCCTTTTGTATCATCCATTAAATAAATCTGTGTTTTATAGTGGACTGATAACCCCACTAATCCCAATAACGTAATGGTGGTTTGACTCGTCATATATTCGGACATCATCTCTTTTATATTTCCGAGTGTGATTTTATGATTGGTTTTTCGAAGTTCACTCGACGACTTTGAGAAAGCGACAATCATGTTTTGTTTTTCTTCCCATTCACGATTTGCATATTTGTTGTGGATTAATAGGTATTCAGATACTCCGAATACACCGGCAAAGACACACCAGAATAAAGTGTCTTTTTGATGCGGTTCGAACCATTCGTTCGACCTTTTTTTGGGGGGTTCCGCCAGGACGTCTACCGGGGGTTCCGCCTGGACGTCTGCCATGGGTTCCGCCTGGACGTCTGCCATGGGTTCCGCCTGGACGTCTGCCATGGGTTCCGCCTGGACGTCTGCCATGGGTTCCACCTGGACGTCTGCCTCCCTATAAAAAAAGGGTTGCAACGATTCTAAATCAGCGGGGTTTTTAAATAACTCAATCCCATAAAACATCTGATTTAGTAATGTGTATGATCTCATTACGTTAATATATTAAATAATTGCACTCTCTTTATGCTCTTTTTCGATAAAAAAGGTCTCTTTAAAGGTCTGCTTTTGAGATTCTACGGGCTTCAACAGAGATTCCTGGTCTCGCACATAATCGATATACTTCTGTATGATAGACACCGTTTCTTCCGGTAAAAAAGTGAGATTAATATAAATCCCCGATTTATTTTCATTTATAGTAACGTTTGAATGGGTTTTAATGAGTTTTAACACCTCGATTTGATGCTTTTTTGAAAACCCCTCTACCACCGACTTTATATCTTCGAGATTCATTTGTAAATCATATAATAATAATTCTATATTATTTACGATTCCATTTCTACCAATTTACCAATGGCACAAATATTCGTATCATTCAGTTCGAACCGTATGCCTATAATATTTACCAATAATCTTGCGTTCTCGAAAACCTTTTCAAAATCAACGTTCTGGATGTGATGGTCCCGAGCAATAAATACAACAATCGGCACGTTTCCTTTGACATCCACCACTTCCGCGTGAACTCCGGCTTTTGTAATGGTCTTACAGATACATCGCACCAAAGTCCCCTCTACTGGATGACAAATCATACATTGAAAGGTTGTCTGAAACTCGACATTCCCCGAGGATACCTTTCCCGCGGAATAGGTCATAATCCGTATAGAATCTGGCCGTACAAACCCTTCTACGATACATTTTCCCTCGGTTTTGGATACAATCATCCGTTCCAGGTTCGATTTGATGTTTCCACCGACTTCCAAAATCGGCAGTGTAATTTTCATAGACAACTCCGAGAGAATATAGGGGTCAAATATTTTGGTTTCGCCCTCTTTTTTCTGGGTTCGAGATGGATTTCTTACAGATTTCATTGTATATAATAACGAATATAATTTTATATCTCTTCAATTTTATAGTTTCAAGTTCGTAATATCCATTTCATTCGTTCTTTCTGGACCGAAAAAGTAGGTTCTCATCTGTGTCTCCGTCAACCATCGCATCAATATTTCCAATAGAACACACAGTTGGGGTCTTTCTAAACCTGAGTCCGCATAAACGATACTATTATGTGCTAGAATGGTCGCGATTTTTTTTGCGACAGCGGGTTTGGAAGAATCGACACATTTCGCGCCTTTATTGTTGCGTTTTTGTGTCATATCCTTTGTTTTAAATACGACCTCCTTATTTTTAAAGGGGTGCATAAATCCGATTTCAGTGGGGTTTATCTTGTTCGTCGGAACCACCAGACGTTCTTTACGAACCTTTGCGAATGCCTTCTCCTCTGTATATTGAGCCGGGCTCCATTGACCCGTCTCTCCCTGGACGAACATCTGATTCACCTCGCCGTTTGCTAAAACAATGGCGGTTTCCTCGTCATGGGTCAATACCAATCCATCGTAATACTCTTTCAGGACTCCCGTATACTTTCCAGATAGGGATGCCCCATTTCCGTAGACATGGTTCAACAGAGTCAGTTTGTCCGCCAAGGGGAGAACATCCAAATAATGGTGTATGACATACCGGTCGATTTCTGTGGGATTCAATGAATAGGGAGGTTCCATTAGCAAAAGGTTTATCTTGTTCTCGTGTTTGAACCAGTTGTTTTCGGATGCTTTGATGTGTGGAGGGTCAGGATTTCGAACGATTTGAATTGTCTTTGTAATATCTTCCATAATTTCAGAGTAGGTTCTCGCAAGGACGGTTGTCGCCATATCGGGCTCTCTCGTGGGAGAACGCACGTTTACATCTCGGGTTGGAGGAACGCCTTTTATTTCTTTCGGCAGTTCGATTTCGAGGGACACGGGTTTGTAATCCACCGGAAACGACCGCTCGAACACGGAAAGGGATTCGTCCATGATTTCGTTCGGTTGGAATGCGTAATATTCTCCACGGGAAATCAAATGCCCGATTCTCCCGTATTTGTCAGTAATGGTTTCATTCTTGTTGTTGATAAACCGGGTCAATGCATAATAAATGTGTTCTATCGGATATTTTTTAACGAGGTTGATGGCGCCGATTAAATGGTCGCGGGAATAGACATGACGTTCTAAAAAAAGGTCCTTTATTTTTTTCATAATCATCGTCGAATTGTTTTTGACAAATTGTTCGTCATATGTCGATTTATTCCGGGGAAAAGTTTCGCGGACGGCACACGTATCCATACAGTTCTCCATATAGTCGCATATGTCGGTTCTCGGTTTATCCCCGATATTAAAGGGAACCCTTTGTCCCGAAGACAGCTGGATGTGAATGTCGCGGTTAGCGACGTCTGCCAACAATTTCGCCTCTGTAAAATGGGTCTGTCCGATATTCAACTGGCAGTCTACCGCGGTTTCTTTCAGGAGCCGAGTCACCTGGCCGATTTGGAGCGCCTTTTTTTCTGCGGACCGGTATACATAGAGGTCCGCCGACTCCTCGTCCCGGTCTAATATGGTTCCATGTAAATAAATCTCTACATTGCGTTTTTCAAACTCTAAATCACAATGACTGTAGTTTCTCACTCCACGGCCGATAATTTGTTCGATACGGTTCATGTTATACCACGGTTCCAATATGTGGACCTGGCGAATATTTTTGAAATCGAGGCCCTCTGATGCCGCCATGGAGATTAGAATGACTTTCACCATAGAACCGTCCGCATTGGATTTCGAAGTCACATATTTGACATCCTCGTCGTTCTTTTGAGAAAAGTCCTTTTCTCCGGTGATGATAACGTATTTCGCCGGGGTGAATGTATCGGTTTTCGCCATTTGCGACCGCGGTTTCATTGTCATAGAATCAACGGCTTCATACGATTTTTTAAAGAGGTTTCGGTTGTGTTCGGAGGAGGATGCATACCGCGAGAACCCCATCGATTCCAATGCGAGAGCCATAGGAATGAGTCCACCGTCAATGTATTGAGAATAAATGAGTATAATCCCATTCGAGGGCCGACGAAGGATATCACAGATACCTGCAATCTTTGAACTGTATTTACCAATGTTCTCTTGCGAAAATATTTCGCCGTATCTCTTTTTGATTTTCGGGTTATATTCATAGTCGAACCGTTTGGGGACTGGTTTTTCGACATGGGAAAATGTCATGACATTCGATATCCCCTTTTTCCCGAGAACCGCTTGTATGATCTCTTTGGATTCTTCTTGGTCGAATGTTCCCCCGGTTTCTAATCGACGGTCTAATGCTGGATTCGGGTATACCATAATAAGGGATTCTAATGGGGGCAATAATAGGGTATATCCAAAACTCTCCATGTTTTCAAACGTAGGCATGGCTCGCTCTTTGCCGTTCTTATCTACGACTACGGTGGATTTTAATCCGAGATAATCGAGAATAAACTGGTATCCTTTGGCCTGGTATCCACCGATGGTGTTGGTATATATGGGAATGTATTTGAGAGGTTCAGTAATCGGCTGTTGATTCATTTGAAACTTTGGATACCATGCAGGAATCAACGCGTTGTCGGGGGCATATGTATTGGGATACACACGGTATGGAAACATATAGGGGTTTTCACCTCTTACGTAGGAGATATATCCGGTGAGTTTTCGGGTCAACAGGGATTTTCCGCCTTCTTTTATCTGCTTGCCGGTCGCATCCGTCTGTTCTTCGACGAAAGACCCGTCGGCATTAAACACATCTTCGGTTTTAATGAGTCCTCGCTTATCGTTTGCATTCAACAGGTTGACTAGCCATATGATTTCGGCATACGAGTTATACATCGGGGTGGCGGACATTAATAACAGGCGCATGTTGTCGCTTTTTTTCGCGATTTCGTTCAACAGGGTGGCTGTCATTTTGGTTTTGTTTGCATCACTGATGCGAACATTATGGATTTCATCGAGAATGACGAGACGATTATTGAAATGAGACTTTATTTTCTTTTTACGTATCTCTTCAATTTCTGGTTTAGACAGTCCCGAATCTTCGGGGACACTGGTGACCTTTTTAATATAGTTTGCAAACTCGCCTTTGTTTCCCATAAAGACGTAATAATTCTGTATAATGGATTTGATTTGGGAGACGATGCGTTCTCGTGTCATGCCTTGCAGGTTGGTCGGATTGATTTCTTGTAAAAGAGAGTTGCCGATGCAGGTATTGAGGTTCCAGGTTCCGTCGGGGAGCTGTTTTAACCGGCGGTCGTCGAACAGCTGGAGTTTAAAGTTGTCTTGCACGTTCGGGGATGCGACGATGATAATGCGTTTGGTGATTCCCATCTGTTTCATATACATTCGCATTTCTTCTGCGATTCCTATAGCACTGCACGTTTTACCCGACCCTAACCCGTGGTATAACAGGAGACTGTTATAGGGGGTCTGAAAGGATAAAAAGTTCCTTACGAACAACTGGTGAGGCATCAATTCGAAACTGGCGTTGCAGAAAAGGTCGGATTGTTTTCGAATGTCTGTGATTTCTCCGTCGTATGTTGTGTCTGCAAACTCTTGACGGGATGCGATTTTAGAGGAGAAATGGGGGTCGTCCAGAGTAGGATAGAGGAGGTTATTGGGGTCGGGGTCGTCGTATTCCGCTTTTTCATGCTTTAATAAATCGTCGTTTTTATTCAATGGAATCAGCGATATTTTGGGTGGGTCCACCACAAGTTCTGCAGCGAGAGGTTCCGACGAGGGTTCTGCGACAAGTTCTACCTGGGGTTCCAACGGGGGTTCTGCGACAAGTTCTACCTGGGGGTCCGACGAGGGTTCTGCGACAAGTTCCACCTGGGGTTCCGACGGGGGTGGGCCTTGAACCTTCTTTTTTACACATTTTCCAGTGGAATCCTTTTGTTTCCCTCGAGGACACCGTTCCTTCGGTGCGGGTTCATTCGATAAAAAAGGGGTTGGCAACCCTAAACTATTTAATATATCGCTAACGATTGGAACATTCACTTCTTTTATTTCTTCTTTCACATCGGGTTTCACATCGGGTTTCACATCGGGTTTCACATCGGGTTTCACATCGGGTTTCACATCGGGTTTCACATCCGGATTCATACGAGGGTTTTCGCGTTTTTTTTTAGTTCGTTTGAGAGTCGATTTTACACGTGTCCCATTTTCGTCTAGAACGACCCCTTTTATTTTATTTCGCAATGACTGTTTATGTTTTATCAAGTCGTTCGTCATTTTTACACATTCACCGGTTATCGGGTCTTTCCGTTCTCCGTTTTTACATCTTCCTCCAATAATCGTCTCGTGATTCATTATACTTATATTTATTGGATATATTTATTATACCTTTTAACCCGCCTCCTTTAGATACGGCATACGGGACGGATGTATACATTTCCCCGAATAGAAAGGAGAAAAAGTGTAAAAAAGAGTTACACGTTCTCTAAATGCGACAGCGACAATGAGAGTCACCCTAAGACAAAAGCCTATATTTACACAGGCATTTGTGAACTTTTTTAAAAAACTCTCTTTTCTCTAAATTATAGGGTCGAATACACTGTATGACTTCGTCGTAGGTTTTCCATTCTACCTTACTCACCTCACTGTCGTCATATCGATGAATAACATCGTTTGCAGAAATATCTAATTGCATTAAATAATATTTGTGCTTGTATAATTTCTGGTTTGAACCCATGTATACTTCGTCAAACTGTTGTATGTTCTCAATATGTTTCAGTCGTTTGTTATCGTAACCCGTTTCTTCCGTAAACTCGCGTAAGGCACAATCCATATCACTCTCGTTATAATTACGGCGACCCTTTGGAAACCCCCATTCCGCTTCTTCCCATGAGTTCGTTCTCAGTGCCTCATCGACCATCCCAGACAATTGATAGCTTTCGGCCGGTGTCATAATTCCACGGTTCAGTTCGTGAAACTTTTTCGAAGAAACCGTTTCTTCGGGTTTATAGTATGCAGAAGTGTCGCACCATAACTGCTTCCATAACGTGTTAAAGTCGTTCTCTACCAGACTGCGTTTTTCGTGATTCGTCATCACATTCAATAGTCCCATGATATATTCTTTGTTGTAGATGGAGTATTTCCCTCTCATAAAATCCATATACCCGAGTGTGTGTTTTCGACATATCATTAAAAAACGATATTCTCCTTGTGAACCCCTGTAGAATGCAACGACTCCTACACTGATAATCGGCATTTTACATTGGGTATACAAATGACCGTGTTTTCCGCAGTTTCCGCAGTATGAGTTCATTATATTAGTATCTTTGAGATTTTTATATCGTTTCTTCGGACCCTTAAATGAGGTCGTAGTATCTATCTTTTTTCTTTTCAGAATGAATCTCGCGAAAGTTCACCTCTAACCGATAGATTTCTTTTGGAATAATAAACAAGAGAAACACAGGGTTTGCATAGAAAAATACGCCGTTACACCCGTTATATATTCGATAGGAGTACATATAGGGCGGGTCGTTCGCTCCTATGCGACGAGTATTAAACCGGTGGTCGTAAAGCGCCATTCCACGGTAGAAACCGAGAGAACACCATGCAACCGCTCCCGCGGCAACTCTGCTTCTTTTCAACATAAAGTATACATGATTATGTCTTTGAATACCTTTTCTCATACGATTTAGCAGAGTTCGATTTTCAATGGACGGCTTGCCGGCGCGCCGATGGCGTGTGAGAACACATAAAATAAATCTCGTGGGGTAGTATGAAGTCCTTTGAACCCGAAGTATGGGGACCCCATTATTGGTTTTTTATGATGACTTTGGCACTCTCCTATCCCGAACGTGCAAACGCTGTCACCAAACGCAAGTATTACGACTTTGTTCTCAACCTCCCTATTTTTATACCTGACCCCGAAATCGGTAACCGGTTTAGTGGCCTCCTGGATAAATATCCGGTATCCCCCTATTTAGACGGTCGCGACTCCTTTATACGTTGGGTCCATTTTATACACAATAAGGTCAATCATTCTCTTGGAAAAGAAGAAATCTCGCTCACGGAAGCACTCGAGAATTATTACAGAGAATATACTCCCAGACCCGTTGTGACTTATGACAACCTCAAATGGAAAAAATACGCGGTCATTGGTGTTTTTATATTCATCCTCCTCTTTATAATTTATCTCTATCGATAATATATGCGAATTGAAATCGTCATTTTTGGGGTGACGGCGTTCCTCCTATTCAATGCATACACGGATGGAAAATATATGAAAATGTTGCCGATTTATAAAAAATATTATCAGATGGCCGCCATCGCCGCGGGCGGATTCGTCTTTTACTATTTAATCAAACAGAATCCATTGTCCGCCGGAGCAATGTTGTCGACCACCCAAGAATATTTAAAATATATGCCGATTGACAAAAATAGCTCGAGGTTGTTAAACCCCATTCTCGATTTCACCGCAAAACAGTCGTATCGCGAGGACCAGCAAGCCTATGGGGGAGACGCAACTGTTCTCTCCATGCCTCCCCCGAGAGCCGAAGAACGAATATTGACGTCCGGGAGAACCGCCGGTGCGGGACAGCGTATAAAACGTTCGGTCAGTGAAACGAAGAAGAAGTTCGTCGCCTCCCGACAAGGATGGAAATGCGGGGAGTGTCAGGACCAACTGAATGCGTGGTTTGAAGTCGACCATAAAATACGGCTGGAACACGGCGGAAGCAACCACATCGACAATTTAGTTGCCCTATGTAGAGAATGTCACGGTAAAAAAACGACGATTGAGAACTTATAACGAGGTGCAATATTATATTATATTTATATATTATAATGTCTTATATCCTTCAAACGTTATCTACGGAACCAATCAAAACCATGGTTTTATCCATCGTCGCCGCATGTATTTTATTTGTCGTGTATCTGGGGATTCGGTCCAAAGACATCCAAGCCGGAACCCAACACTTTATGGGAAATGTCATTTACATTGTCGTCCCAGTGGTAGCCCTGTTATGTATACTTCTCATCGCGATTGACCCAAAATTTGGGTCATATGCCATTGTAGGAACCATTATCGGAATTGTATTGTTCCTTGCGACATTCTATTTTTTAACGACGACCATCTCGCAGTATATTTTTAATAGATATTTAATGTATCTCATTATCGGCGCGATTGCATTGGTTGCCCTAACGATTGTTGTCACCGTGGGCGGGCGTAATTTTAGAGCATCGAACCAATGGACGGGGTTCTTCACAAACATGTTGTTTTATATTCCTTGTCTCATTCGCGATGCAATAAAAACGATGACAAACGAGTATGCGAGCACGCCGACGACAACTATGATTCTGTTTGTTCTCGAAATCGTGTTAATCTCTATGTTTTTATATCTGTTTCCTTGGATAGACACGCTTGGCGTGCCAGAAAACATTGTCATTTTGAAAGAACCGGTTATGTTGAATCGACGCATGGATTTTACACACAAAATGAAACCGTGTAGTATATGCGACCGGTTTGATGCGAGTGGGGCGGAAGTCGAACCGCCGAGTTTTATAGTTACGCCGGGAATAAGTCCGACTGTCGAAGAAATAAAAAGCCGGAACAATTGGATACAATGTATCGAGGACAAAGTAAAGACAAACACATTCGCCGTATCTTTTTGGGTATATGTGATTCCTTCGTCGAAAACAAAAGTGGGATATACCCGAGAAACACCCATTTTTTATTACGGACCACAACCTAGTGCCGAAGTCAATGTCAAAGTATCCACGGCAGGGTCGGATACTCCGTGGTCTTTCGGGGCCGACAACCAAGATACAAAACGTCTTGCATACATTCGCATGTCCTATTATAACAATGACACCACAGAGAATCAGTTTATGCTCCATGTTCAAAATATTTCTCCGACAAAAGATACCGTCGAGGATTCCGTTCAAGTCGATATGCCATTGCAACGGTGGAACAATATTGTATTGAATTACATGACAACCAAGGCAGTGAACCCCACCACGCTCCAACCTTATACCGAAAGTACATTAGATGTATTTATAAATGGAAAGCTTACGCAAACCTTTCCATTGAGTTCAGAATACATGTTTTATACCTCAAATGTGGTAAGAGTCGGTCACGGAGTCGAAAATAAAAATCTGGACGGGCTTTACGGGGCCATTTGTAACGTCGTGTACTATAGCCGATATTTACCAAAAATGACGATTGCATACAATTATAACCGGTTGGTTATCAAAAATCCACCCATATAAAAATGGCGATTCTTCCAATATTTGTAATAATAAAATATTCAGTTAGTGTATAATGAGTTATTTAATCATCATTTTAGCAATAATTATAGTTCTCATGCTGTATTACATTTACGTGTTTTTTACTGCAGTTCCACGGGTTGGAAATCAGATAGATTTATCAAAGCCCCCTGTTGTAATTTCTACAAAATCTATAAAAAATCCGTACAGTGCAAATTATACCATTGCAGTGTGGGTATACGTCCATAATTTTTCCAATACCATTGACAACTTTATTATGTATGGCGATACGACAAACGGTACCCTCTGGTCTTTAAGAATGGACAGGGAAAATCCTAAATTGTATTGTGATATTAAAGTTGGTGCTCCGACCTTAAGCCCGGCGTATGATGGCATAGAACGCGTGAAAATCACGGATCGTTTTCCTATACAAAAATGGGTCTATGTAGTCACTGTAGTATCCAATAACTATATCGAGTGTTATCTAAATGGTGCATTTGTTCTGGCTCAACCGATAAATATACCTAGCGGTAAAACTCCTTATCAAGTGATTCCATTGTCTAATCCGGATACGCGAGCTACATTTACATTTGGAGGGTCAGGAGTTGCAGGCACAGCGAACGGCCTTAAGAATAGTGATGGTACTGCTGTTCCTTCGATCTCGAGACCAAATGGGTGCCCTGTAGTTTTAAATTTGGTCTCTCGATGGGACTACCTATTAAGTGCGGGAGATGTATATAGCAACTATAATTCCGGTAACGGAGAACCAGTGAACCTATTAGGAAGTCCTTACAAAATGAATATTAATTTAGAGAGAGGAAGCGATAAATATGTTTTACCGGTATTCTAAATATATATTTAGTATATAAATGAGCGAAACCGTCAAGAATATATTTAGCAATTTAACAGGACCATTTTCTTCCTCCAGTGAAGTGGCAACCACCGACCCGGGGTTTTTAAACTCGAATGGATTAATTGCAAAAATCGTTTTTTTAATTCTTGTCATTGTGATTTTTATTGTGGTCTTTTATTCAATCCTGTATTTAATGGCATATTTTACAACCCCGTCAGAGAATCCATACATTATAAAGGGCGAAATCGACGGCAGTTCCCCGTATACCGTCCCACAGAATCCCGCATTGAATGAATCTAAAGTCATTCAAAGGTCAAACAATGAGTCTTCGGGGTTAGAGTTCACATGGTCGGTATGGTTGAAAATTAGTTCGACCGCTACCTCCGATATAGGGAAACGTTATCCTATTTTCATAAAGGGGGATGGTATGCCACAGACACCACTTTCAGGTACCCCCGCCTATAAATCCATTAATCATGGGCCCGGTGTGTATGTGTTTATGGACGCGAGCAATGCCGCAGCGATAGAAGTATTAATGGATACGATTGATAAAGGGGCAATCGGTTCGGGTGGTGAAATAATAAAAATCAAAAATCTTCCTATAAACCAATACTTTCATTTGGCCGTGAGATGTAAAGGATATAATATCCATATTTATATCAACGGAAACATTATAATAAACGAAAGCATGTCGAATGTTCCCAAACAAAATTATTATGATATTTTGGTGTGTCCTTCAGGTGGATTCAAAGGAAAATTATCCAACCTACGCTATTTTAGCAAAGCACTCTCTGTTGTAGAACTCAATTCTATCTATAGAAACGGACCAAATACAACCCCGGTAAATAATGTGTCTTCAAACAGCTATTCTAGCATTTCTACACAATGGTTTGCAAGTTTCGCTTAATTCGGTTCTCAATACGATATGATATAGATATATGTTATAATGGGAGAACAATATAACATATGTGATAATGCGGTTTTTACGAATGCACTCGATCAAAAAAGGCGAATGCAAATATTTAATATTCCACCCTCTCGAATCAATTTACAACAGTCTCCATACAATGGAAATATTACAAAGTTCGATTTAGACATGCGTCGAAAAGCCGAAATATTAGAATATAAAAGCAATCGAATGTGCTCGCAGACCAACAATCCAACCAAAGCACAACAGTATTCAAGTATAATGACCGGAAACAATTCGCGGAGAATACGACCGCCTGCCAATATTTCAGAGTGTCGGTTACCGTCTTCTGCGTCAGGTGTTCCTGGGAACCTTATCTTATACAATGACCCGAATATAGAACTCTATAATATGAAGAGTCAATCCCAGTCCTATGGAATCCAACCTAAACCCATCGTCGATAACCGGTGGAATTATACACGTATTCAAAACATATATTCGGCGGAGAGTGAGTTTACGACGTTCACTACCATTTATATGGTTGCCGTAGACCAACCATCGCGCACATTTCGAATAAATACGCCCGTGGTCCTGATGATAAGTGATACGGCCCTTGCCTCTACCCCACTTTATAACGACGTATCTGGACTTGGTATCACAATTCAGACTCTATCGGTAAATGTAAAATATAGCGCGAACAATGTCGACATTAACGGACAATCGTCCCAGTTTACACAGTTTGAACCATCGAAATCCATTGACATGAGCTTTAATTTACCAGCGGGCACGGCGAGTTATACGGCATACTGTTATTTGGGGTTATTCGAAATTAATAACCTCAATTTGCAGACCGAGAGTGGATATATATATGATATACAGATGAAGGTGACAACCAATATCAAACGGTCGGACGCATATATGACTAAGTTTGGAACTCCAGACATTTCTCTCATTTTAAATGCCTCTATGTCCGATATATCCTATCGGACACCTACGTATACGATTTATGGGGGGATTCCGCAGGCCGTACCCATCCCTTCTTCATTTCCCATGTTATCTGTCGTTTGAAAACCTTTCGGTGGGTCATTATTTTGAAAGGTTTGGATTCAAACACAGCTGTTGCGACGGAAACACTTGACCGGACATACACTTGTCGCTGTCTGTAATACTGATACACCCTCGTTTGCCGTTGTATTCACCGACCAGACACCATTTGTTTTTATTCGCGACGGCGGCACTGACGATTGGATTCGTCGTATCAGCAGGTTGAGGGGGGTCGCGTGCCACCATAGGTGGCTGGTTGATTTTATTTTGGTCGTGCGATTTTATTAAAAGGTCGCCGACTGACTGAACTGTTCCATTTAAAATGTCGATGCCGGTTTTAGACGTATCCGCAATGACATTCGACGATGCGTTTAAGGCGGTTCCAGATACGCGTCCAAATCCGGTGAGCGCATTTGAAAATAGGGGACTAAATACATTTATAAATTGTTGAAGGACGTCTCCAACGAACGAAAAAATGTTTATTCCTAAAAGGGATAAAATCACAATGAGTATTAAAACGACAATGACTACATTTTTATTGGAAGAGTCAGTAGATGTATATTCTTCAAATGTGGCTTTGGTTTGATTGATAGGTTGAAAATCCATTATATATCTTTCATCAGAAAATATCGTTTAACTTTTCAATATATTGTGTGAAAATAGTATAAATGGGATTTTTTAATTTGATTGAGTCGGCATTCTTTGCGAGTTTAGCTATAACGTTTGTTCTCGTCATTATGTTGGTATATCATTTCAAAGAGCGTTTAGTCAGTCTTGAAAAAAAATATGATACCATGTTTCAAATATTAAACCGGGTAGTTAAGGAACTTAAAAATCTCCATGAGAACGATTCGATAGAGGATATGAGCCGTGCATGTTTGAGCGAGAGCTCTAGTTCGCATGCGGTGCCTTGTCCTATGAATATGTTTTCCATGTTTAATATGTGTTCTCAACCGATGACCCCTAGTAATATAAAAGAAGTTTACGATGAGGAAGACGACGACGAGGACGACGAAGACGACGAAGGTCTCATAGAATCATCGAAGATTGTCGTATCCGACGCAGAAGAAGAAGAAGACGACGACGACATTAAAATCATCAATATTGATATTGGTATGTCTTCCACTTCTTTAATTGAGATAGTAGACGAACATGATGAGAGTGATAACGAGAATGACAATGAGAACGAGAACGAATCGACAGAGTTGTTAGATGATATTCCAGTCGAAGTGGAATGCGCGCACGTGGAACCTGTTATAGATGCGAATGCAGATGATTTAGATAAATCTATCGATTATAAACGAATGGATGTGAGTTATTTAAGAGAACTTGTCGCATCGCGAGGGTTGGCGACGGACCCGAAAAAGTTGAAAAAAGGGGAATTAATAAAGTTGTTGTCGGATGAATAATAGTGTTGTATAATATATATGAGTGTATTTTATTCCGAACCTTATACCTATAGTATTCAGCCGTCAGAAAGAAGCGGACAAGCGGAATCCCCTCTGGTGAAAGTGACGCCTGTGGGACGAAACGAATCCCTTTTACAAGAGTTGGGATTGAAAACAAATTGGGAATATCGACAATATGTGACAAAAAATGCAGAAGAAATATTGTATTACAATCGCTCACAGACATACAAAGACAACGGGGTTTCACCTGCAGTCGTCCAACTTCCGAGTTCTCAAGGAATGTCAACCAGTGATTTAAAAGAAGCGTATTTGAATCGATATCGCATGGAGTCGATGATGGTTGCCCCAGAAATATCGAGCGAGGACGTATTAAACATTCGGTCGAAAAAATAGGCGAGAATGGTGGATTTCTACAAAATAAAAAAGGCATTTGAATGCCTTTTTTATTCTTTACCTGTTGTTACCTGAGGAGTCGAGGAATTACTTAGAGCCTGGCTGTGGAATAATCGTTTGCGGCCTCTTGTTATCTTGAATGCGTCATCGCGTGAAGCTTTTTCGCAGTGCGAGTTATTGGTGGAGGATGCATCTCTACGGTAGTCATCATCACCATATAGGATACTTCGAGTGTGTGCTGTTCTTCGCGAGTGAGCTCTACACTCTCTTCCTGGCGCGACAGAGCCGCTGCGGCTTTTCGGCGTTTTTCTTCTTCCTGGCGCGACAGAGCCGCTGCGGCTTTTCGACGTTTTTCTTCTTCCTGGCGCGACAGAGCCGCTGCGGCTTTTCGACGTTTTTCTTCTTCCTGGCACCGAGTGTCTTTGAGGGCGATAGATGACGGACGACGAACCTGAGACGGAAGATATTGATAGGATTTCCAGAACCTCTCTGGATGGTAGAATACCGGGAAATCTTTGCCGTCCAATAATCGACGACGGGTATCCTCGGCATTCCTGTTGTCATACCAGTAGTTCCAGTGAATAATTACACGGCTATCTTTCTTACCTCTATTCGAGACCACTTCGATATGAGCGATATCTCCCAACTGTAGTGGTTGAAATAGGTTCCATATCCCTTCTTCTGTAATGTGTCCCGCTACATGGGGAATACAGAGACTTGGAAAGCTCGGATGATGTTTGCAGAATGACATGTTTGATTGGTTTGATTTCGTTACTTTATTGTCGTTAGACAGTTGCTTCTCCATCGCATTAAAAAAGCATTTCAATTTTATACAATATTGTATTCCGTAAATCGATATAGTGAGAATGCAGTTATAAAGATAATGAAGGTCATTAGCATCGATGTCGGAATTAAAAATATGGCATACTGCGTTTTCGAAGTTTCAGGTGGGCGTGTCGTTGTCCTGGACTGGCGGGTCGTATCTCTAATGAACCCCGAAGTATCTGTCCCTAGGTTATGTAATGCCACATGTATTTCAAAGTCCACGAAAAAGGTCACCGAAAAGGTATGTGGACGGGCGGCCAAATATACGAAGGCACACCATTCATTCTGTGACAAACATGCGAAATCTCAGACCGATTATGTATTCCCGAGAAATATAAAGAAGATGAAGTTGCCAGAAATCAAAGCGTACGCACACGAACTGGGAATCGAGAACATTCCTATGAAAAAGGGAGATATAATCGAGGTGGTCGATGCGTTTCAAACTCGACGGGGTCTGGAATCCATATTAAAGCCCCGAGGCGTCCGTGCGAACGAAACCGACCTCATACAGATTGGTAAAAATATGAAAAGTGTATTGAACGAGGTTCTCAAAGAGCATCGCGATATTACACATGTATTAATTGAAAATCAGATATCCCCTTTGGCGAACCGCATGAAAACCGTCCAAGGAATGCTGTCACAATATTTTATTATGACGTATGAATCGATAGAAATTGAGTTTATTTCTTCTGCGAACAAATTGAAGATGTTTAAGGCAGCGACAGCGAGAGCGGAAGACCAGGGACAACGCAAAGGAGATACCCAGAGTCAGATATATAAAAGGCATAAAAAAGACGGCATATTTTTTTGTGAAAAAGTTCTCACTGAGAACAGTGAATTGGACGGAAAGACCTTTTGGGAGACATCTGAGAACAAAAAGAAGGATGATTTAGCAGACTGCTTTTTACAGGGTGTGTGGTGGATAAATCGAGAACATTCGAATAAAATAAAGGTTTGATTCACTTACATTACCTCGTCTGCAGAGAAAAGGTAAGGAGTGTTAACACCCCTGACAGTCAAATAAATATGTGGATATATTATAGGATGAATCATGCCATTTATTTTTTCGTGGGTCGCACCAATCCTCCTCACCCCGGACATATTGCCACTATTCGGCAAATGGTCGAGGAAGCAAACCATAGAGGGAAACGAGCCCTCGTATTTTTAGGAGACGGTTCTCAAACCGATTCCGTAATTAAAGACCCTATCGATTTTGAACTAAAACGCGACATTGTCGTTTATAAATTGTTCTCCGAATACGGATTAAATTATGGAGAACATTATGAAATTATACAAAAGACGCCAGAAGAACCGATTCCTCGATTGAGAAATGAAGTCGGTGCAATTGCTGCCGCTCATGCGACTTCATCGAACGTGAATGTCGAAATGTTTCATTATGCGGGAGAAAAAGGGGACGATGTAATCAAGTTTAATCATATGAAACCGTATTTAATACCGACGGGACACGAAGATGTAAATATAGACTTCAAAAATGTCGGTGTACGACCGATAAAAATCGCAGGAGAAGAACCGTTTTCTAGCACAATCGTCCGGGAGTATGCATATGAAAAAACGCAAGAGGAATGGAACGCGCATTTTTCCTCATTTTATGGACCTTATGCCGATATGGTATATTTGCATATTATAGCTGCAAAAGAGGCGGTGGATGTAAAGGACGACGTGTCTTGGCATGGCACGTATGAGGATGCATACGGCAGATTTACAGAGGATGTCTATCGTCTCCTAGCACGGAAAAAAGAAGGGTTTTCACAGATTTCCAAGGAAGACTATAAAACAATGTTGTCGACGGTTGAATTGGATAAAGGGGTGTTGGTAAGAGATGTCACACCAACATTGGCTCAGTTAGGAGACTTGGGTCAGCGTGTAACACTCGTTATCGCAAAGTTGTTTAAAAACCGGCGGTTAGAACAATCAAAACGGACGACGGGAAAATCTGTGCGAAAATCGAGAACAAAGAACCGGGACCGGAGTCGGAGTCGGAGTCGCGGTGGCACAAGGAAGAAGAGGAGATATCGCTAGACAAATATTTTTAGGTGCGTAGGACTTAAAAATATTTATTATAATCTTATCATAAATGGAAATCATTGATTTAGGATTAAGTGACCTGGAACCCATTTCGATACAACTGAATGAAAATGATGGTTATGCGTCGTCCTCTTTAGGTGGAGGAATCGAACTATTGATGAATGATAAAAAAAAAGCAACCACGGGTTCAACCAACATTGATTTAGGTGAATTAGATAGGTTAGAGGATGAACTGAATAACCTCTCGTCTGTGACTTCCTCCGCCAGCGAGGGAACGAAATCGGTCAATGGATTGGGAAGCACGTTCTCCAACTTTTTTGGATTAAGTGGAGGAAATACCGAATCGAGTGAGAAATCACAGGCGCATGCGCGGATGAAAAGTGAGTCAAACTTGGGGTCGGCCACCTATGAATCTATGGGAAACACCCAGACATGGGACGGATTCAAAAAAATAAACGAAGTCCCGCAAGAACAACCGGCCTCTAAACTGTCAGACCGGGAAAAGAGGCGAAAGAAACGGCTTATGATTAAAAAAATAGAGGAATGGTATGAAAAGGGACTCATCAAAAACAACCCGCATTTTACCATGGATTCCGTCTATGAAGAAGTCGAAGATGAGTATGAAACGGCACTCGAAGATAAACGCAAGAAAGACTCTGTCAAACTCCAGGGATGGTGGTTTATGACCGCCGTCAATTCCATCGAGTATGCCAACTCGGCATTTGACCCTTTCGGGATTAATCTGGATGGATGGGGAGAACAAGTGAGTGAAGATATCGAATCCTATGAAGAGATTTTCTCGGAATTACATGATAAATACAAAGGTGGGAAACTGGCACCTGAAGTATCACTTCTCTTGCGTCTCGGGTTCTCTGCCGCGGTCGTCAATTTTTCGAATAAAGCCCTATCGTCCGCCACACCGGCATTCAATGATGTCATTAAACAGAGTCCCGAACTCATGCGAATGTTTACAAATGCTACGGTGAGCAGTATGTCACAGGCGAGTCCTGGGTTTGCTATGGCGAATAATCTCATGCGTGATTCTACCGGACCTTCCAAAAATATGGGTCCGCCTCCCGCTCCAGTAGAAACCAAGTATATGCCGAACATCGGACAGCGTCCGGGGAATAATACAGGAGTTCCCGTTCCTGCGAATCGTCCCGACATATCGTTGGGTCGAGGAGCATCCCTGGTTCCTCCAATGAACGCGCGTCAAGAAATGCGTGGACCCAGCACAGATATCGACAGCATCCTTTCAGGGTTGAAGACGAAAACCGTCGACATTCATTCCGCACCTCCAGCATCCGTGCCTCTCGAAGAAAAATCCTATGAAAATACGGACAACAAAAGCGATTACGGCATGGATTCCATGATTTCGGTCACAAGTTTGAATGAAATGCAGGGTGCGACTCTTCCCAAACGTTCCAGGCGTCGCAACGGTTCCCGTGGAAACACAGTGTCTCTAGACATATAATATGTTCTCTGAAAACATTTACAAAATATCATAAAATTGAAATGATAATCATTTGTTATATGATTTGTAATTAATCATACAACATGCAATCCATGACTGAAAACACACAATACGCGAAGGCGGAGAAGAAGGTAAAATATAACGAAGTATTTAAAAAGAGGGTTCTCCGGGATAGGCGATTGAAAAAAGAGGTCGACCGGTACATACGTGCAAAATCGTTGCATTCCGAAAAGCTGTCGCACCGTGTTCGTGCAAGGCAAGCGTTTGTGACCGCAGATGAAAGTGTAGTTTATGACGTGGAACATGTCGTGAATCTACCCAAGACTCTCTGTCATAAACACTTTGGAAAACTCAAACGAAAGCCAGGACATCGCGACGGATATATAAATAAAGAAATGGCGCAACATTTATTTGTCATGGACCCCGAGTTTTCCGACCATATCCGCGTTCAAGTCACTGCAGAAGATGGTCGAATGAAGAAGCCGTTTGAGGGATTCACAGAGGACCCATTCCAATATCAAGGCGAATTAGTTACAATATCTAGACGAATTAACTCCGTCGTGGAAGAACCAACAGAGCGCGATATGTGGAATCGTAGGACAGCCTTTGTAGATACTACAGGAGAGCCTTTGGACTACTTTTCATTAGTGGCTTAGATATGTAGTGATTCGCATAGAGATACACTTTATACGGTTGACATTTTAAATATTAACTATTTTTATTCATGAGAACAAATTGCATAAAATTGATTTGCTTTTTTTAAATGTAATCAGTGGTAATTGCCTAGTGCACTTTGAGAATGTCGAACAACGCTATTGAAATGATTGCTAAACTTGCGGAATCCCAACTTACAGAGGCCATCGTCCAAGCGGCCAAACCTGTAAAAGCCCCTAGAAAGAAAGTATATACCCATGAGATTGCAAACCAATACGCGCGAGAAGCCGTTGAGAATCTGACACAAATGTTTGGAAAAGATTTCGGGATTCTTGCAGAACAAATTGTTGAGTTTGCAAAGTCTCACCCGGTGGCAGTACCGGAGAAGGTTTCAAAGTCCGGTGCAAAGAAACCAGTGAGTGCCGTCGAAGCAGAGAAGGTAAAAAAGTCTCGTGCGACGAAATCTGAATCACCTGTGATAGAGTCTGTAGCAGACCCTGTAGTAGAACCACTAGAAGTCAAAAAAGTGAAAAAGCCTCGTGCAAAGAAGGCCGATAAGTCACCACTCGTAGACCCTGTAGTAGAACCACTAGTAGCGCCACTCGTACACCCTGTAGTAGAACCACTAGAAGTCAAAAAAGTGAAAAAGCCTCGGGCAAAGAAGACCGACCAGCCACCACTAGTAGACCCTGTAGTAGAACCACTAGTAGACCCTGTAGTAGAACCACTAGTAGACCCTGTAGTAGAACCACTAGTAGACCCTGTAGTAGAACCACTAGTAGACCCTGTAGTAGAACCACTAGTAGACCATGTAGTAGAACCACTAGTAGACCATGTAGTAGAACCACTAGTAGACCCTGTAGTAGAACCACTAGAAGTCAAAAAAGTGAAAAAGCCTCGGGCAAAGAAGACCGACCAGCCACCACTAGTAGACCCTGTAGTAGAACCACTAGTACACCATGTAGAAGTCAAAAAAGTGAAAAAGCCTCGGGCAAAGAAGACCGACCAGCCACCACTAGTAGCACCACTCGTAGACCCTGTAGTAGAGCCACTCGTAGACCCTGTAGTAGAACCACTCGTTGACACTGTAGTAGCGCCACTCGTACACCCTGTAGTAGAACCACTAGAAGTCAAAAAGGTAAAAAAGCCTCGCGTCAAGAAAGTGGAAACAAACGTAAAAGAAATCAGTGTCACCGAACCTTCTACAGACCCCTCGATAGAACCTTCGCAAGAAGAACACACGAATACACCCAAACGCGAGAAGACGCCTGAATATTACTATGAAATATTGAATCAAACAAATCAGGAGAAGGAAGACTACGATGCCCCAGAATCTAAGGAAGACGTTGACATTCGCATGGCGCATGAACTCATTGAAGAAGAGCTGTCTGACATCGAATACGACGACGGCGACGACAATGATGACGACAACGATGTATTTGATTGCATGATGACGTGTAGAAAATAGAACTAGCCCGAGTAATTGCTTATAATTATTGTAACTGTCACCGTTAACCATTCTTTTTTTATTACACTCCTTAATAATATAAAAACAATTTGACGATTATTCATATTATGTTAAAAAACTATTTAATTACGGCAATGTTCTATCTTTTTATAGGATTCTGTAACATGTATCATTTTTCAAAAGAAAGATGGAATGAGTTATACAATTATAATCCGGCATTTAAACAATGTATTCAACGGATTCAAAAAAACATTCAGCGAACCTACTTTTTTTTAAAAAATAAAAGGGTAGAACCCGAGGAAGAAACCTGGGTCTGTAACTGTAGCATCCTTACAACCCCTTCTATGGATAAACCCCATCTTCAATATGTAGAGAACTATGTTTTTACAAAAGAGTGTCCCAACGGACATTTGCATTCATTGATTCGCAACTCTCCAGAACCATTGTCCGAATCGATTTTACCCATTATTATTTTCAAAAATAAATCATGGGACAAAATGATAAGATACATTGTCCGTCTGGATGGAAATTATGCACCCGTTGTATATGTAAAATCAAATGCGAAGTTTTTCACCATCGAATACAACCATCCATCCATGAATTATGCGATAGAACTTAAACTCGCATATGAGTGGTTTATGTGTGGAAATGAACTGTTTTCTCCTACATTCATCCTACGTATGTTGGAATATCAGGACGAACAGTTCATTTTTGACGAGTTCTATACGGTAAGAATCATGGATTCGAATTGCGAGATATTTGAGATAACCGCCAAGAATTATCTGGTTCTCACACAAAATGCATATGAAATAAAGCCGTTTCATTTCTTCGGGAATGTCGAAGCGGAAACTGACTCTTCAGAATCGAATGAGGTCCTTATTGAATCCGTCGTGCTAGATGAAGAGGAAGACCCCGACACACACTTTGTTATAGAAGGCGATATCGACCAAACAATATAAAGATGTTTGTAGATATATTTTATGGCTTCTGGGGCTTCTGTGGATACAGTGAGTATTCAATCTCCCGATAATAAACTGAATGATAAATGGAATCTATATTACCATTTACCAGACGACAAGAATTGGGATTTAAACAGTTATACCACTATTATGGGAGATATTCAAACCGCCGAAGAAGTGATACTGTTGAATGAAACGATTCCGGAACAAGTCATTAAATCGTGTATGTTATTTTTAATGAGAAAAGGAATCACGCCGATGTGGGAAGACCCGCGAAACAGAACCGGCGGATGTTTTTCGTATCGCGTTTTAAATAAGCAAGTGCCTGAATTATGGCGATTATTGATGTATTTGGCTTGTGGGGAAACCCTTGCTTCGAATCCGAAGTTCAATCGACACATCAATGGAATGACGATTTCCCCGAAAAAAAACTTTTGTATTATAAAGATATGGTTAGATACAACCGTGTATCAAGACCCCATGTTTATAAAGCAATTCGATAATCTCCCCGTTCAAGGGTGTCTATTTAAAAAACATGAACCCGAGTTTTAGTTACCATAATAATTTTCGGGCTAAATTGTTCGGACTGTATTTATCTTTGGCCCAATCGCCGCGGATTTTTGCGGACCGTGTTAAATAGTTCTTTCGGCGGGTTTTATTTTTATGTTTGGTATAATCTTCGTATCCCATTTGACCGAAATGGACGATTTTACCGGAAGGCGTTGTCGCCATATATTTCTTCTCCTTTTTCGAGGACAGTTCGATTTTTAACGTGTTTCCAAAATATTTTTTGGCAAGACGGCGGACCTGACGCGGATTCGAATATTTTTTGATTTCCTCTTCCTTTTTCATATATATTATGCGATATATTATGCAAAGGCGGTGACGACCCGTATGGGGCTCCTGCATAGAGGACAGTTTGCGGATTCGACCGACAATAACCGTCGCGAACACGAAATGCAGACCGAATGTTTGCAACTGAACCGATGTGTCGAACATGCCTTTTTTTCCGCCAGACATATAGGGCATTCAATGGGTCGTGTAGCGTCTTCTTCGGTGAGAGTCTCTTGGATGTAAATATACGAAGAGGAATACAAGTCTTTCATCGAAACTCTACGCAATTCAATTACTGTGGCTAAATCGTAGGTGTTACTCAACAGGTAATTCCAATATGCCAGGTCGATCCATATCTGTTCCCTCACGAGGTCGGTGAATGTCCCATTTTCCAAATACTCTTTTAAATGGTTATAAATGAAAATGTAAATCTGGATGTTTGATTGATTGACTTGAATCCTCGGGGATACTATATGGTAATAGTAATAGTCCCGGTTTAAATAGAGGAGTTCTCCCAAAGACAAATCCGTAAAAATCGTTTGTTCTGCGACCCATTGAATGCTTTCTCGGCGTTCTGTATATATCCGATTAAACAATGCAGTTAAATATTGGCTCACGGCAATGGTCATATGGGGTAGGTGTTCGGCATTGCATTCATATACCACATGTTGAGTCGACCTGCAAATATGGCAAGTAGTTGGCATTTTAAAATAGGTTTCTCGGGTTATCTTTATATCGTTTCAATTTTATATCCCCATATGTAAATGAGACGTTCGATAAAAACGCGGGTAAACCGCAGGACCGTAAACCGCAGGACCGTAAACCGCAGGACCGTAAACCGCAGGACCGTAAAAAAGGCCCCGAAATATGATTTTGATGTCCCTTACCCCCAACTCGTCGAATGGTATCAATCCACGTTTACGAAACTGGGATGGATGATTTTAGCAAAGAAGAATGGCATGATGGATAAAGTGTTGGTCTATCAAAACGGCATTCAACGGCTCCATTATGCCCTCTGTAAGAAAATCAAAGGGATGCACGACAAAGATAAAAAGGCGGATTTGTTGATTATGAAAGAGAATGTGGAAACGTTACAGGAACATGTCAAACGAGACTTTTCATAATATTGTTATATATTATAATGAGTGTAATATATAATACCGGGGTCTATTCTCTTCTCATACAGGCGGCCACAGGACTGGCAGACCTATACGTGTTAACGTTGGATTTCGAAGGAGATATTGTATTCGTCAAAAACCTGCTCTGGATAGAGTTTTTCGTTCAAATCGTGGAACTCTCGTTTTACGTCTGGCTCGTGTCTCGCTTCCATACAATTTCTAATATTACACCGTATCGTTATTACGACTGGATTATTACAACACCCAGTATGTTGTTTACCTATTCTATGTTTCTAATCTATCATGCAGATAATCATGTAGACTTCTATAACACGGTTCGTGAGAACCTCTTGACGTTTGCATCGATTGCCATATTAAACACCTGGATGTTGTTCTTTGGATTCTTGGCGGAGATGGGGCGAATCTCTCATCGGATAGGGACGGCGCTGGGATTCGTTCCTTTTATTATGATGTTTTATCTCATCTATGAAAACTTTGCAAAGACCACGTTCCTCGGACAAACCACCTTCTGGGCGTTTAGCGGGGTCTGGGCGCTATATGGATTCGCCGCTTTGATGCCCTACAAACTCAAGAATGCATGGTATAATATTCTGGATTTATTCGCAAAGAACTTTTTCGGTATATTTTTAGCCGTTTATTTGTGGATGAACCGAAAAAATAGCGCGAAATAGTATGAAAATTGACAACATAAACCATTACGGGGACATTATGGCAATCCCGTTTTTCGCAATTGCCATTCTATATTTATATTCGATTGATTATCGTAATCCCATAGAGAACATCCTCTTGTTTTTTTGTATATCTGGATTCATATTAGACATTTTTTTCACATTCGTTTTTCTTAAATCACGACGGCGGTAACGGGGCCAGACACAGTTTGATTTCTCCCAGGGAAGCCACGTCGTATTTTACGATGAGCGGCAGGTCGTTTCCGAGATACATCTCCAGATGGCTACACAACGGCGTACATTTAATGAAGTGGCTCAGTGATTTTAACGAGAACTCGCCTTGAATCACGACCGACGCATCCTTTTTATGGATAAAGTTCATACAACCGTCAGACTCACACCGGGAAATGCGAGAACTCGCGAAATTGCCTTCACACGAAAATACGAGTTCGTTTCCGACCGATTTTATTTCAATGCGGTCCGATATCCCGTTCAAATCACGGATAATCTTTTGAAAATCCGCACAGGGGAGGTTGATGACCGTCGAATATTCGACATCTGGAACAATGAGCTCTTCCGTGTCCGGTTCAATTAATCTCAATTTCTGGTTGTAACACTGTTTAATATCTCCGTTGTCGTATTGTAGTCCTAAATGGGATACAATCCCCTCGTGATAGTCCGCTTTGTCTATATAGAGGGACAGGGTGTCGTCATTCGACATGGTCGAAATCACTTTGAAAAGATGGAGCGTGTTCGCACAAACGATGATTTTGTTGTATTTACACTCGTACTTTTCGAACTTGTAGGCATGGAGTATCACATCCACCAATATCGTATGGGTTTTATCAAAGTTTATGATTTTTAATCCGTCTTTAGTAAAAGTCATGGTGGCGTCTGTTAATATGTCTTTTATGGCAGTAATGGTGTTGCGAACTGGCTGTATTTGAACCGTCTTTAAGGTTAATACATTGTTCTCTTCGTTCATAATAAGATATGGATTTTTTATTTCTATATTCTATTTAGATAGAATTAATTCACCGTTCACTGTCGCCGTCGCCTTGTTTTCATGGCATGGTTTGCAAGTTTCATCGGATACGACCGTTTCGAACACCCCTTCTTTAAAATAGAGTAGTCGACTTGAGAACTTGGACCCCCAGTTAATGCAGAGGCCAACCTCGCATATCCCCAAGATTGAGGGGTCTGATTCGGCCGGCTTCCCGAAGAATAGTATGCCCCTTCTCCCTTCCTGACGATTTTTTCCAACGCCCATTTTTTACATCCTGTGGCCCGGGCCAGTTGTCTCGTAGGTTTCATCGTCGAGACTCCGTAAATATTGGTCGCCCGGTAAACATGCGATGAATTGCGGTGTTTATATGACTTCAGGATGGGCCGATTGATATATACGCCTTTTGGATAGGCTTTCCGGGATAGATTCAGATACTTCTTTTGTAAAAGGGAATCTTTTGCGGTTAGACCTACTGGAACATATTTTAGTGTGTATTTCATACATATTGCTGAGAAATATTGAGTGGAGGGGGTGGCTAGAAATGTCATTGTGAGAACAATCTCATAAAATTGAAATCCTTTTTTCATTTACAAGAAGAGACAACTGTCTAGCGACACAAAAGCAATCGAAAATGAACTCCCAATTTACCATTGACGCAATCTGCCAGGATCTCAGTTTATATATTCCATATGTTACTCTTGAGTTTTCTAAAGAATATATTACAGGTGTATTTGAAGCTGCCGGATTTGGCATAGTCTCACGCGTTGACCTTGTTCGCAAGACGGATAGTTTTGGCAACGAATACAATATCGCCTACGTCCATTTCGCCGAATGGTTTGACAACGATTATACCCGAAGATGTCAGGTAAGTATTTTGAGCTTTCACGGCACGAAGATTGCAATCAATGACGCTCCATTTGTATGGAGCGTGCGTGAAAACAAAGCAGTCAGACGTGTTTCAGGCCAAAGAAAACTGCGTCTCAACCTCTCGGACATTCCCGCACCAGAACCTCTTGAACCGACGAGGACGATGACGACGACGTATCGCGAACCCGAAGAGAAGCCGGTCGTCGCAAGAGAGCCTTCGAGATACATGCAAGAGAACGCGGAACTCCGCGCAGAGAACGACCGCCTTCGCGCCACACTGGATGAAATGGGGAAAAAGAGCGTGCATGCCGCGCACAGCAGGTTGTTAGAACACAAGCGTCTCACCGATTGTCATCGCGACTCGAGACAAACGGTACACAAAAGGCAACGAGATACCGATACCGAAGAAGAGATTCGTGCATTGAAAGAAAGAGTCGATGCTTTAGAAAAGGAAAACGCCATCTTGAGAGAGGCCCCCAAAGCAACCGACGAATGGTGTCTCGAGGCCATCGACGCAGTTATCGAACGTGAGAACCTCATCGACCAATTTGTATCTGTCATAGAGAACTCTCCCACATTTACGGAGGCAAAGAACAACGTTCAAGTTCTATACAAAGACTCGCCGTACTACCCGATTGGAAGCTATTTGACTAAACCTGCGGAAGAGGAAGAACCGGAAGCAGAAGAAGAAGAGCCGACGTTTGAAGAGTGGCAGGAAAACTACAAGGAGTGGCAGAAGGAAACCGCATGGAAGAGATAGAATAACTAGATGTAGATTTTTGAAATAGAACTAAGACAACATTTTACACGTAACTAATAAAATGAAGGTTTATCCTTTTTTTATGTGCGAAAGATAAATATATATGACAAATATATATTTATGAACGGATTTCCCATACGACACGGATTAAACAACGGAGTATTATACGCACCGAATGCTATGCCGTTAAAAGACTTGACAAGTAACAATGAAAGTGGATTCAGTATGAATCGAAAACTTTTTCAGAAATCGTATATGCCCCGAATGTATGCACCCATGGGTTCAGTTGTCGTTCAACGCCATTCTCCTGCGATTCGCAACGGGTTTATTATCGACGGGCCCAAATCGACCCTTCAAAAAAAATGGATAGGCGGAAACCGGGATGCGTCGAGCATCGTCGAGAACCGTCGTAAGGAATCCACAGGAGAGTCTATCACGGCTCCGGGAAAACAGTCGTTTAAAAACGTCGCGGGAAATACAGACCGCATAGATGCCCTTGCACGTGTCCGTGGGGGTGGTTCAAGGGTTCCGAAGAAAGTGTCTCAAAGGAACGTAGTGGGGTCCACCTACGACGTTTTTAGCCGCTAAATTATTTATCATACTGTATTGCCTGTGTTCTCATATCGAAGACACCGAGGTCTAACAGTTCCCCCTTGTTCTCCTTTGCTGCCAGATAGCTGGCATAGTCATAGACTCTCATCGTTTTTTTATCAATCGCATACTGTTTATCCCCGATTTTAAAGGCATTCAGTTTCAGTTCCATCTTTTTCACATTCTGGGTCACTTTTTCTTGGGTATCCCTTTCTAACATAGGGTAAGACGCGAAACTTTGGGATTCCGTCTTTCCGAATCCGTAACAAACGAGGGGTTCGTCGGGATTTTTATTGTATAGAGAACAGTCGATGGCGGTTTCTTTCACCGAAGTCAATATCTGTCGGGTTATGGAATCTTTGATTTGTGCGATTTCGAATAGGTATTGGTCGGTCGTGAAAGGGACGCGTTCGGTCTTTTCTCGACCTCCCTCTTGTAACTTATAGGTCAGTTTACTGAGGTCCTTTGTTCTCAATTCGATGTTTCTATCTATCTGCGTAGGAGTCGCACGAGACAAGTAAATCATTACCTTGACGTTTCTCATTTCTTCGGGCAAATCCTCGTGGCTACATATTCTCCTCGCACGACCCACCACCTGGTCGACACGCACCATATTCCAATAAGGTTCCATAATATGGACGAATCGCGTGTTTCGAAGGTTGATACCTTCTGCGCCGGACGCGGTAATCATGAGGAGTTTAATCACTTCACCGTATAGATTGTTTGCGTTTCTTTCCCGGAGTTTTTCGGTGATGGAAGGCGGAACAATATCCCAGTCTCCGTTATAGATGTTTCTTACAATGTCCTTTTCTTCCGCAGATTCCCGACCCGAATAGAGAACAAACCGGGGTTTTTCGGGTTCTATATCGAATCCTTGAATCTCCCATTCCCTACCCTTCTTTACGATTTTAAACTCGCGGAATCCGTTGGCTTCGAGGATGAGTTTGAAAATGCCGATTCCTTCCAACGTCAAAAACTGGCTGTATAAGAGGTGGAGACCCCGGTTCTCTACATTCTTAATATTTTGTAGGATTTCATAGTATTTTGGACTGTATGTAGGCAACTGGTCCTCCGTCAAATACTCTTTGGTTCTCGAACGTTCGGGTTTGTATGCAAGGAACGAATAGGTTTCTTCTATTTTTTCTTGGTAGTCCACAAGGTCGGGAGCCGGCACGGTCGCACCTGCAGGGTCTTCAAAGTAATCGTCCGTCACCCGTTTTATATCTTGGGTCAATCCATTAAAATCATCCATGTCTTTCACGACCCCTTTCAATACCGGTCGCGGATATTCCGCGGGAAATGCAAAGTTACACGCCGAACGCGAATATATGCGGTAACTGCTCGTTTGGTTATCATCCGGATTCATCTTTGATTTTTTTCGGTTGCGTTGTTCTTCGTCCCGTTCCACCTTTCGTATGGTCTCATAGACTTCGAACTGGTGGTCGCTCATATCCGTATTTATAATATGATAGTTTGCACCCCCCGCGTCTTTTACGAAACTCGGTAACAACTGTTCTTGTGCCGAACGGAAATAAGACGTCAATCCGAGAATACGGCGTTTAAATAGGTCGACATTGACTAGTTCTCCGCGCTCATTGTTTATAAACAGTTCGTTAAACACGTCTTCGCTGTCGGGGAGACAGGTCTCCTTTCTCACCGTCGGTTTTCCTACGACACGGATTCCATTATGGTTTAAGATACGGAGGATGGCGGATTCGAATTGGCTGTCCGATATGTTTCCCATCTCATCCAAATGGACTCCCGCATATTCGTCGTATGCTCCTCCGCCAGCATACAAGTCCTTCTGTAACTGATTGTATTCTTCGGTCATCGTACGGTTCTCTTCATTGTCGACGATATCTTCGGTTTTATCGAAAACCGAAGATTCATTCACACGAGGAGTAGTAGGTCTCCTGCGTTTCGTTTTTTTTCCGCTGGAATGGCCCGGGGACCGGCGCGTACCCTTTTTATTTTTGGTTCGAGGGTCTCCGCCCCTCTTTTTCGGGACCTTATAGGTATTGGAAAATCCAAACGGGTTTCTTGTGACTGTGAGTCGGTTTGCCGAATATTCGACATAGTCGTATGTTACGAGTCCGGCATCCCGGAAATAGTCCATAATGATTTCACTGTTGATTTTGGCGGTCGTCGTGGTTTCCACCGTAAACGACCAGGTTTTTATGTATCCGCGCAACATATTGAATAGAATGCCGATTTCACATGGCGTATTTATAATCGGGGTTCCGGATAAAAATACGATTTTGGCGTTTGTTGCATCCATCAGTTTTTGATAGAGAATGTAGGCAATCGACTCTTTTTTATCCTTCTTCGACTTTTGCACGTTTGAAATACGGCTCACTAAATTATGAGCTTCGTCGATAATGACGACCCTGTTATCAAACGGGTTTTTTGACCCTTTGGTGAGTTCGTCCAGGCGTTTCTTTGTCAATCCGTTGTAGTTTATATCCAAATATTTGTTTCGAATCATTGCGTCAATCTGTTGGTCGACACTTCGCTGGTCGTTGTCGGAGAGTTTTGCAAAGTTGGCGCGTTTTTTTACATTCATTAACCACGCTCCACCATTCGCTCGTATATATTCGGTGTCTAATCCTAATACGTGTGACAACAACCGAATCATTCGGGCATCTCCTTCGACCGATACAAACTCCCAAAACTGGTTTTTTCGATAGAGAACATCCCCGCACTTTTTAAGTTCGTTAAAAAAGTTCATTTTGAGTGAGGCGGGGGTCATCAACACCACATTTTTTCCGGTTTTCATCCCTTCGGCGACTCCTATGGAAGTACATGTTTTTCCGGAACCCAGTCCGTGAAAGAGGAGGAGACCACGGTAAGGAGTATATAGGTTCAGATAATCCCGGATAACTAACTGATGGGTCAATAAGTCAAAGCTCATATTTTGACTATGTAGGGTTTTACATGAAAGTTCCGCGGATTTTTCGGCGATTCTGTCGCTGTAGGGTTTAAAGAGTTTCGCTAGTTTTGAGATGTATATTTTTCTGTTATTCATATAGTAATCGGATACGCCTACAGTGAGCTTCTGTGAACGGGGCACTCTGTCTGCCACGACTGTTTTCCCGATTTTTTCAATAGTGAGATTAAAGGTTTCACCTTCTACGGTCGCCATCTTCTGTTTTGGAGCGCGTTTTTTTTTCGGAGCCTGATTCGTACTTGCTTGTTCTACCCCTTTGTCGGTTTCTTCCTCGACGATAGGAACCTCCGGTTCATCCTCTTTGATGGTTACATCCTCTTCTTTCTTCTCCTCTACGGGCAGCATGGATTTAAAGTCCTCGGTCTGAACTTTCAATTCCATACTCTCTTCGTCGGGCGGTAAAAAACGTACCCTTTTCTCCGGGACTTCAATCTGTCGCACTTCGACGACACGCTTCAAGCGTTTCATCGCGACCGTCCGGTCAAAACTCCGGATTCTCGCGTCTTTAAATACAGCTCGCGGTTCGTCTGTTAGGGCATCTGCGTCTTCGGTGGACGCCGGTACAGGCTTTATTAAAAAATCCTGTTTTACTTTTGGTTCTTTTTTATACTGTAACGCCGATAGTTTAAATGCCTGCTCCATATAATATAGAGAAATATATTATATTACCAACTAATCGTATCAAAAGCCTTTCAAACGTTCTAATGCACTTTCACATGCAATCTGTTCGGCCTTCTTTTTTATTTTATGTTTCCCTTCTCCTAAAAATATAAATATTTTACCGATGGAAGACATGTGTTGATGAATATCCAAAAAGGTTCGAAAGTAGGTCAATGCGACCGAATCCGGATGTTTTAATCCAAAGACAGGCTGACCCAGACACAAATATACACCCATGTGATATCCCGTCTCCGCATTGTGTTCTACGACCTCCATATAATAAGGAGTCACTTTGAACTCCTTCTGTATCCTCACCTGCAATATGTTTTTGTAATTGTCGTCATTTTGAATTAAACTAATCCAGTCGACGTGTTTTTCAAAGACGTTCTCTACGAAGATTTGAACCATTTGAAACCCGGGACCGGTTGCGAAGACCGAATCGAACCATCCGTGTTCGTCATTGATTTTCATTTTATTAAAGTCTAAAAACATTGCCCCGATGAACGCTTCGAAAAGACAGCCTAGTTTCTTCAAGTTTAACCTGATATTTTTACTCTCGGCGTTTGCAGAAAGAATGAACCATTTATGCAGACCCATTTCGTATGCGAGTTTGCCAATCGCCTCGTTCTTCACCAGGGCAATCTTTTTTTCGGTCATAAATCCTTCGTTCTCTTTAGGAAACCGGCGATACAGATAATATTTAGTGATACATTCGAGAATTCCGTCTCCCACAAACTCTAATCTCTCGTTCGATTTCGTGTAAAGGGGGAGACACCCATCCGGTTTAGTGACAATTCGAATATTGTTCTCCGCGTTTTCCATTAATGGACGTTTCATATACGTTCGATGAACGAATGCACGGCGATAGAGGTTGAAATTGGTGACTGTCAGTCGAATCCCATAGGCGGACAGAATGGTTTCGACGTCGGTCTGTGTAATTTCTTTGTTTTGGGGGTTGTAGGGGTCGAATATATAAATCTCTTTTCCGGTTTCATCTCGTTCGAGTCGAATGTCGTCGTCATTTAGTATATTCATTTTATTCCTATGTAATAAAATGAATGGTATCCTATAATTACAATCAATTTTCTATATTATTTATATCCACAAAAAAATATATTTAGTGAATATATAATGGGTCTTTCAAACGGTTCTTCACGTGCCAGATTATACAGTTCAACCATTAACCAAAACCAGGGAGGAGGGTCAAAAAAGGCCGGCTTTCCAAACATGGTCGGACGCGATTCATGGACGACCATCTATTACGGTTCATCTAAACCTGGAAACTGCTGTTCTCTAAAGTCTTTAGTCTTTACAAGGTACCCGAATACAAAGCCTCATCGTAATATCGATGGGAGTGTCAAGAACCCTGTGAGATAAATTGATTCATCGCAAACTATACAAACATAATATAATATACAATACATTATATTATGCGCATTATTATCGATGTTCGAGAACACGACCTCATCGAAGCCTGTACAAAAATGGCGGAAAATGTGGCGATTGAAACGGCGGCTTTACCCATTGGTGATGTTCTCATACGAATGGACGACACCGATGGAACGCCTGGGAAAGACGTGGTCGTTGTCGAACGGAAAACATTGGCGGACCTCCTTTCGAGTATAAAGGACGGTCGATACGAAGAACAGAGCCATCGGCTGAAACATGCGAGTGGCGTCTCGCCGCACCACATTCTTTATATGATAGAAGGAATGTATTCCACATTAAAGAATCCGGAGGACAAAAAGCGTATAATGTCAGCGATGACTTCATTAAACTATTTCAAAGGGTTCTCGGTATTGAGAACATGTTCGGTATATGAAACTGCAGAAACTCTTATACAGATGTCACAAAAAATCGAGAAGACGATAATGAAAGGAGGGGGAGTGACGACGCCTGTAAATGTCGTTCCAGAAGATAAACCTTATTCGGGGTTTGTAAAAAAAGTAAAGAAAGAGAACATCCACGCAGAGAACATTGAAGAAATAATGTTGTGTCAGATTCCGGGGATTAGTTCCCTCTACGCAAAGTCGATTTTGAACCATTTCGGCGGATTTTCGGGGTTACTAGACGGTTTAAAATCGGACACGGCATCTTTTGCGAACATTGTATACACGGATGGAAAAGGGAAGACGCGAAAGATACCGAAAACGTGCGAGGAACAGATTGTAAAGTTATTAGGTTGCAATAGGATTGAAGTTCCGACGAGGTAAATTAAGTGCGAATGCCTTTTGGAAAAAAGAAGGTTGCTGGGTTAATTCCTTCTATTTCTTCTTCCATGGGAACCGGTGTTGCAGGGGTCGTGATGCGAGCAGTCGTCGTTGCAGGGGTCGTGGTGCGAGCAGTCGTCGTTGCAGGAGTCGTCGTTGCAGGAGTCGTCGTTGCAGGAGTCGTCGTTGCAGGAGTCGTGATGCGAGCAGTCGTCGTTGCAGGGGTCGTGGTTGCAGGGGTCGTGATGCGAGCAGTCGTCGTTGCAGGAGTCGTGCTTGCAGGGGTCGTCGTTGCAGGGGTCGTCGTTACCACCGGTCCTGAGGTGACCCCCTCCCGGTATGACATTTGAGAAACAAACATAGAGATAAAAATAATAACGACTAACCCAACCATTGATATTTTCATATGTTTCATATATACTACATTGTGAAAATATTGTGAATTATACTTATTTTTTGGCAGTTTCTATAACCGTATCGGCCGTCTGTATAATTTGGTTCTTAAAGTTAGGATTTTCTAGTAAAGCCTTCACATTCGTTGCCGCCTCAACCGCCACTTTATTATAGTCTAGCGTAGGTTTTGGCGGTGGGTTCATTGCATTCCCCAACATTTGTACGGCTGCAATACTTTGGTTTTCTGCCCCTTCACGGTATTTCAATTGAGACATGGATAAACAAATGAGGAGAATAACAACTAAGCCGAGTATAGATAATCGATTCGTCTTCATATATTTATATTGAGAAATATTACGAAAATATATTGTTTTTTTTCGAATTATTGCGAATATTATCGCTTTTTTCTAAATAAACACTTCGCGGGTAGACTTCGTTGTCCTTGTATTTTCCGGAATCTACGGCATTTTTTGTATAGATCACACCTCCCCAGTTCGGGTCCATCGGATTTTCACTCAATGCACCCCCTTTATGGGTAGAATCATGGATGGCATCTACTTTAGTGTATTGACCGATATGTAATCCGATGGGGTCAAATCCTTGGTATGTTCCCGCATTCCAAGGGGGACGGTCGTCACTGGAATCTACAACGGGTTTAGGGTTGGAAAAATCGACGGACTGCTGATTTATTACTGGAAGCCCTGCATTCGGGTTAAATATATCGGGACGTATTCGGTAGACCTGGTTTCCTTGAGCGTTCGACTCCTCCTGTAAAAACAATACGGGGCAATGGATTCCCGCTTTTTTCTGGATTTCTAAATAATTGATATATTCATCTAAATTGTAAAATGGAAGGGGATTGACACCCGGTTCTTCCTGCATCTTTGAATTATACAGAAGAATGGTGTTTCCGGAGCGAATCAATAGATCCGGACAATCGACCTTGGTTGGTCCGGATATACCCGAGTTCGACGGAGTCGCCGCGTCTAATCCTTCGACCGTATGTGTCAACGAAAAATAAATGCCGGACAAGAAAGCGACAATCAAGAATATTAGAAACAGCTGTTTTTCCGCTTTCATTATATATAATATGGACTATACAATTATAATGGCATATGGGTGTAATACTGCGACGTTTCTTATATAAATGAAATGCTATGAATGTATCATTTCTATTCGTCTTTGATATTGATACGGATTTCAAAATCAAACCGGGATTATTTACGCTGAACTCTTTTGTCCTCCTTGGATAATTCGCCAATGATTAGAGAGTCTTTAGTGGAAGCTTCTGGGTTCTCGCAACGCGAGGTTTAATATTTGTGTTTTTGTCTCATTTTTCTTTTCGGTCGGTGTAATAGATTTAGAGATTATTTCTTTTCTAAATGTATAGAAATGAGCGTTCAAATTGTCCCACAACTTTTACCACAAACATCAATTATACAATCGTTTAAGTACTATGTAGAACGATTTATATTAAACCAGGAGATAGAGTTTAAAATAATTTATTTTGATAAAAATGAAAATGTATTATCTGGAACAAAAGTTATTCTAGCTGGCGAGGATTATCACGCATGGGGAAATGATGACAACTACGTCATCCAATACATATGTAATGCTTTAGGTTTAACAATAGCTATTCCAGTTGAGCCAGAAGTTCCAGTTCAGCCTGAGGTTCCAGTACTCCCTGATATTCCGTTTCAACCGCAGATTCCACTTCCACCTGAGGTTCCGGTTGAGCCCGAAGCCTTGTCCGCTTAAGCCGCGATTCTACAATTCATTCCATTTTTGTAAAATTGAATGAACTCATTTAAAGTGTTTCAACTATAATATAACAACAATGACAACCAGTGCTAAAAAACTCATCGGCAAAGGATTCCGTCTCCTCGACTTTCGCGTATTCGACCAAAAAGACGACGAGTCGGAAGAGGATTCCGTCGACACCGCATCCAGGTTCATGATTCAGATGTTCGGCATCAACGATGCCGGGGATACGGCGTCCATTACCGTCGAGGACTACGAACCGTTCTTTTACGTGAAAGTATCGAAAGATTGGGACCAGAACACGGCCAATGCATTTATGAAAGAATTGAAACGCCGGTTATGGAAACATTCTGACGCATTACTCTCGATAACCATCGTCGACCATCACAAACTCTACGGATTCAGTGGTGGAAACAAATCGCGGTTTGTAAAACTGACTTTCTTGAATATTTCCGCATTCAACAAAATCAAATCATTCTGGTACCGATACGAAGAGAACGAACGCAAATCCCAGCCGTTTGTCTTCGATGGAACCGTATTGGAACTCTATGAAAGCAACATTCCGCCTCTCCTGCGATTTTTCCATATCCAAAATATCAGTCCTTCGGGGTGGGTGCAAGTGAATACGACCAAATGTATCCTTCCGAACCCGAAAACAACGACCTGTAAATACGAATATCTTTGTTCTAAACGGTCTATCAAAGCCATGCGAGATAAAGAGACACGGGTTCCATACAAAGTATGTAGTTTTGATATTGAAGCCGATTCGTCCCATGGCGATTTCCCGCTTCCCAAAAAAACGTATAAAAAACTGGCGACGAACATTGTTGATAATTTCCAGAGACAACGCGAGGTTCTCAAGACGGATTCTTTGAGACAAAAGTTCATAAAAAAGGCGGTCCTCTCCGCCTTCGGGTATGACCGCATGGACGATGTCGACCGGATTTATACCGTCGAACCCATTACAAAAGAAGAGGTGCAAGAAAAAGTGACGCAGCTGTTAGAGGTCCGAATAGACCCCAAAACCCAGGTCGAAAATACCATCGAATCCATGTTTGAAAAGATGTTACAGATACAACACTCAGATGCGGAGGAGGACCCCGAAGACCCCGAGGAAGAAGATACGCCTCGACCGGTGGCAGTGGCAAAGCGAACTTCTCGGACAACCCCCGGTGCCAGGTCGGACGGAGTCAACCATATCTCAATATGCGACATGCTTTACGCGGACGATTTTAACCGGGAGAAAAAGATTGCGGTTTTAGACCATTGTTTGACACCCGCGAAACATGGCAGCGGCAGTGGACGATATTTTCCAAAAGTCGCAGGCGACCGAGTCACTTTCATCGGTTCCACGTTTATGCGATACGGCGACTCATCTCCCTATCTGAACCACTGTCTGGTTCTCGACACATGTGACCTCGTGGAAGGGGTCGAAATCCAGTCAGTGGAGACCGAACGAGACCTTTTGACAGAATGGGCGAACCTGATTCAGCGTGAGAATCCCGATATCATCATTGGCTACAACATATTCGGATTTGATTACGAGTTTATGTTTCAACGCGCATTAGAAACCGGATGCCACGAAGACTTTTTGAAACTCTCGCGAATCCGGGACGACATATGTGCGAAAAAATCAGGCGAAGAATGGCTCCTAGAAAATACGAAACTCAAAATCGCCAGCGGAGAATACGACCTGAGATATCCCCTCATGACGGGACGTCTGCAAGTCGACCTGTATGCCTATTTCCGCCGGGATTTCAACCTGTCGTCCTATAAACTCGACGATGTCGCCGGGCAATACATCAGCGACGAAATCCGGTTCTCACAGGTTGCCGATGGAACCACCCGAATATTCAGTAAAAACCTCGCGGGGTTACACGCCGGCGATTTTATACACGTGAAAATCAACAGTTTCTCATCCGACTATTACAACAACGGACAAAAGTTCCAGGTCCAAACGATTGAGACCGGCGTCGAACACCGCGGGAAAAAATACAACGTCATTACGGTCGCCGGTGAATACGAGATTCCCGAACCCACGGGCTCTATCGTAAGCGTGGACTGGGGAATGGCGAAGGACGATGTGACCCCACAGGATATCTTTCGACTCTCCAAGGGGTCCGCGGCGGACCGGGCCGTCGTCGCGAAATACTGTATCCAGGATTGCAACCTAGTCCATCACCTCATGAATAAACTGGATATCATCACAGGATACGTCGAGATGTCTTCCATCTGTAGCGTTCCTGTATCCTTTCTCGTGTTTCGCGGGCAGGGTATAAAGCTCACGAGTTATGTCGCGAAAAAATGCAGGGAGAAAGATACGCTGATGCCCGACTTGGATAAATCGGCAGCAGGGAACGAGGGATACGAGGGAGCCATAGTTCTGCCTCCGAAATGTTCGATGTATATCGACAACCCCGTCGCATGCGTCGATTATTCGTCCCTGTATCCCAGTTCGATGATAAGCCAGAATTATTCGCATGATTCGAAAGTGTGGACGAAAGAATACGACATGCAAGGGAAACTGGTGCGAGTCACGGGCGAACGGAATAAAGCGGGTCAATTCATATACGACAATATGCCAGGATACCATTATATTAATATGGAGTTTAACACCTATCGCTACCTTCGAACCCATCCCGCGGCAATTGCAAAAAAGGTGCAGACGGGAACGAAAATATGTCGATGGGTTCAACTCCCCGAGAATCGCAAATCGATTATGCCGAGCATACTGACCGAACTGTTGGATGCCAGGAGTGCTACAAAGAAAAAAGCGAAGACGGAACCGGACCCCTTCATGCAGAACATTCTCGACAAACGCCAGCTCGGTTACAAAGTGACCGCGAACTCGCTCTACGGGCAGTGCGGGGCAAAAACATCGACGTTTTACGATATGGATGTCGCCGCGGCGACGACGTCCACCGGACAACTCATGATTACGTATGCGAAGCGGATGATTGAAGAGATATACGGCGATTCGGTCTATGAAACGTTGAAATACGGGTCTGTCAAATGTAACGCAGAATATGTATACGGCGATTCGGTCGCAAGATATACGCCGGTCATAGTGCGCGTATTCGGGGCAATTGAAACCCTTTCGATAGGGGAACTGGGAGAAAAATACGGGTGGAACCGATGGGTCGTCTCCCATGAACCCGGAAAAGAAACCAAAGAATACTGCGAACTCTCGGGTGTGGAATCTTGGACGGAGTTCGGTTGGTCGCCGGTACGCCGGATAATTCGCCACACTCTCGCTCCTCACAAAAAAATGTATCGCATCATGACCCCTACCGGGTTGGTGGATGTCACCGACGACCATTCCCTGTTGGATGAGTCCGGGCAGAAAATATCGCCGACGCAGTGCGAGATAGGGTCACGGCTTTTACATAAACCGCCAGGAGAAGAGTGTCTCGGTCGAACGCCGGACTTCGATATGGAGTATATTTCATGGAACCATACATACCTCGCACATTTAGCATATGTCGCACAGATAAACGGACAGTCGATACGCATTACGGAGTTCGACGGCGAAACCGGTGACATCTCTCTTCAAATCTGCAGGAACCGTCCAGAGAATGAAGACCAGATAGAAATAAAACGTCATATACCCTACGAAGGATACGTATATGACCTGACTACGGAGAATCACCATTTCGCCGCGGGAATCGGAAATATCATCGTGCATAATACGGATTCGGTGTTCTTTACCTTCAATCTTACCAACCCGAATACGGGGGAAAAAATCCGCGGCAAACCGGCATTGGAAATGACGATAGAGATAGCGCAGGAAGCCGCCCAGCTATGCACGTCGTATTTGAAACCGCCGATGGGACTCGCCTACGAAAAAACGTTGATGCCCTTCATTCTGCTGTCAAAAAAGCGGTATGTAGGCATGCTCTATGAAGACAACCCCGACCACGGATACCTCAAGTTCATGGGACTGGTATTGAAACGCCGGGACAACTGCGATTTAGTGAAAGACGTCTACGGCGGAGTTCTCCATCATTTGATGAACGGGACGAATATACAGGACGCCATCGATTACCTCTATAAATCGCTAGAAGAATTGATAGAAGGGAGGGTGCCGATGGAGAAACTGGCGATTACGAAAGCCCTGCGCGGAGACTACAAGAACCCACAGGCTATCGCCCATCGGGTCCTCGCCGACCGAATCGCACAGCGCGACCCGGGAAACAAACCGAAACCCGGAGACCGTATCAAATACGTATATTTTAACAACAAGGGGGCGAAGTTGCAGGGGGATAAAATAGAGACCCCTGAGTATATTATAGAACAGGGGCTACACATTGATTATACCCATTACATCACCAACCAGTTGATGAAACCGCTTCAACAGCTCTTCGGACTCGCTATCGAACAGATATGGGGGATGCAGAAAAAAACGTCGGCCATCAAAACATTTAAACGCGACATGGAACAACTCCGATGCGATACCGAAGGAGACATTGAAGCCTTTATGAAAAAGCGGGAAAAATATACGTCGGCAAAAATAAAAGCCATCCTCTTCGACCGGTTCTTAGAAAAAATATTCAACAAAGAGAATGGCATGAGAACATTGAACGAGTTCTTTGTAAGATGAGGTCTGACACGCCGGCTCTCCTTCCCCATCCCTCTAATTTCCGGAGGGGTCTACATAAATCGGCAAATCAATCGAAAAGTATTCATAGTCGTTATACATATCATTTCTTATAAGGGAGCGGATAGCATCCGTGAGGCGGTTTCTTATCAAAGGAGTTGCAGATTCGTTCTCATAGAGGTCGTCGTCAGTGGGTTCTATGAAGGAGGCCCTTTCTCCCACAGACGACTGCGGTGGCGGAGATAAATATTCGACATAGTTTCGTATGTCGTATCTACATACTGGACACACCACATTCATACGAAACCATGTCATAAGCGCCGTTTTTTTAAAGAGGTGGGAACACGGTTTGATTCGACAGACTTCTTCTCCGTGGCGAAAGACGTCAAGTGAGATGGGACACGACGTATTGTTGTGAGTCTCACGGTCGTTGAATAGGAGGGTTTCGGTCGCCGTTTGAATCTGTTGATTCGTCGGTCTTACCACCACATCTTCAAAGGATTCTCGCGTGTTACGGTTTCTTAAAATGTTCTGTATCAAACGAGTCAGTATGTTCCGACCATTTGTTGCGGTAGGTCGATTGGGTGTTATGACATTCGAGCGTTCTTCGTACATAAACTGGAGGTATCGACGCATGTTTTCATTGTATTCGTGAATGTTCTCGTGATATTGTAACATGGATTCATGTACATTTGACGTATTCATTAATAAACATAAAGATATTTTTCTATATTAATTCATTCATGAATAATGCCAAATATAAAAACAGGGGTTTCGTGGGCTTATGTAACCTTGGAAACACCTGTTTTTTAAACTCCTGTATACAGGTTCTCAACCATACGTATGAATTGCACGACTTGATAGACCGTGCAAGATATGACCGCGAAGTGTCATCGGTCCTAAAGGAATGGGTGGACCTCAAAGACTTGATGTGGAATGGAGAGAACGGTGGGGTCGTTGCACCTCACCAGTTTATACGTCACGTGCAATGTGCGGCGAGAGAAAAGGGGCGCGATATTTTCACGGGTTGGGTGCAAAACGACATTACAGAGTTTTTGTTGTTTCTAATCGACTGTTTTCATACGACTCTTGCGAGAAAGACGGGGGTTAAAATCGGTGGAACCCCCGAGAATGGGACGGACCGGTTGGCAATCGAATGTTATCGTATGTTGGAATCGGTATATAAACGCGAGCATTCTGTCATTCTGGAACTCTTTTACGGAATATACGTTTCGACCATTACCGATATCACCGGGGGCGAACTTTATTCTGTGAGACCCGAGCATTATTTCGTATTGGATTTACAGATTTTTTCGAAAGATAGAATGTTCTCGAACCTGTATGAATGCATGGATGCGTTTACCTCACCGGAGATGATGTCGGGCGAAAATGCGTGGTTCAATGAAAAGACGGGTGGAAAAGAGGACATTTGGAAGGGCGTATGTTTCTGGAGTTTTCCGAAGATTTTAGTCCTTACGTTAAAACGGTTCTCTGCGGATGGGATGCAAAAAGTAAATACACACGTCGATTTTCCGTTAGACAACCTGGACCTGTCCCGATATGTCCGGGGATACAATCCGTCGAGTTATACGTACGATTTATTCGGAGTATGTAATCACAGCGGTGGATGTCAAGGAGGGCATTATACGGCATATGTCAAGAATGCGTCGGATCAATGGGTGCATTACAACGACGACCATGTATCTATCATTGAGAACACGCATGTAGTATCTCCTATGGCGTATTGTTTGTTTTATAGAAAAAAATAACGGGGTTATTATATATGGATAATAATTTCACAAGGGCAATAGAGGATTTTTTTACTGCAAAATCTATGATTTATTATGTATTTGTATTTTTAGCAATATATTTGGTATGTTATTTTTTATTGAGCCTGTTTTTTAACACCACTGACCCGGATAGTACGTTACGGTTAGTGAGAATCGTCGACGTCATGATATTCGTATTTTTGGTGGTATTTTTGGTGATTACCTATGGAAATAAGGGGACCGCAGAATTAAGTTCTCAGTTATCTAAAAATATAGAAGATTTGAAACGCTTTACGGACAACGAATATTCGATTATAAGTGTTCTCATCTTTATTATTGTGTTTTATACATGCATCTATGTCATTCGTATACCCATGTCGGATAGATTAAAGCCCGCCAGTATTATGATTATCGAAAACGCTGCATTAATATTATTCGCGGTTCTCTTGATACTTACATTTTTTAAGTATTTGCTGAATATTGACCTCTTTAACTATTCTATGGGAGATATCGTACATGTATTAAATGAGAATGCAGGTGGGACTACGGTAACGCCCAGGCCGATGCCTACCAGTATCAGTGGTCCGGGTAGGTCTTCCGGAGGGACACCTTATAGTATGGAACATAATCCACCGGCAGTCCAAGGGGAAGAAGTCTTTAATATTCGTAACAATCTATATACCTACGATGAAGCACAAGCCGTATGTTCGATCTATGGGGCTTCACTTGCGACATACGAGCAGATAGAGGATGCGTATAATGATGGCGGGGAATGGTGTAATTACGGATGGAGCCAGGGTCAGATGGCCCTTTTTCCAACCCAAAAGTCGACGTGGAAAACATTGCAGGCGAGAGATTCAACTAAAAACGCGTGTGGTCGTCCGGGAATAAATGGCGGATACATGAAAAACAAAAACATAAAGTTTGGAGTAAACTGTTACGGGAAAAAGCCACAGCCTTCTTCCCAAGAACTAGCAATGATGCAAGCCAATTCGAATATCTCACCAAACATTCCACTCACACCCGCAGAACAAAAATTGCAGACGAAAATGAAAATATGGAAAAATAACGCAAATGAGTTCTTGGTGGTAAACTCGTTCAACCGACAGGAGTGGTCGGATATAAAATAAATGATGAAAGATTCGAATATTTCATGATTTAATACGTCCGTCTACGGGACTTTCTCTGGTGTTTCTTATGAGACTTTCGGTGTTTGCGGGATTTTCGTTTTCCTCCTTCTTTGGGTATCTGGATATCTGCCTCTTTATTGGTATCTGATGCCCCGTTACCCTTGGTATCTGATGCCCCGTTATCTATCTTAAACTTACCTTCAGCACTAACTTGTTTTGTTAGTAAACCATTTAAGAAATCAAAAAACCCACCAGAATACTTTTTTCCCATTATACAATAGACGCATATATTTTATGTTCCAAGACTCTCTAATAAAGAGCTGGAGAGAACGAATAATATACAAAAAATAGATACAACAATCCTGCAACTATCATCCCCTGAATATAGACCTCTTGATTTCGAATCAGATAAAAAATCCATCCAATCCCTCCAAACACCAAAATCACTTGCAATACAATAGTTGTGACAATGAAATCCATATATTAACCCCTCTTTTTTTTTGTGCGTCGGGACGACCCATTTTTATTCGAGCTCGCTCCTAAATCTTTTGCGACGGAATAAAACATTTTTGAAAACATGGGTTCGTCCATATAGGGGGTTTCTCCGGCACCGGTAGCGTCGTCGTCACACACCAATCGTTGGTGAGCATCTACCTCTGGAAACGGAGAGAATTGTATTCCAAACGGAACCGACAAATCTTTAAACCGATTGAACGACTCATTCGGATATATTTGACTTAATAGTTTCGAGACGGATATTCCTCCGACTTCGTTGTCGCCTTCTCTGTCGACTTCGCTGCCATCCTCTTTTGTATGTTCTCTATAAAAAATACAAAAGTCATTCATATACATATTAAAAATAATAAAACTAAGCCGTCCCCGCCTTATAATTTCGTTTAATGTCTTTCGAGAGGGTTACCCGCCGATTCTCCCGTAGATAGTCGAGAATATAATCGACCTGTTTTTTATCCGCAATTATTTTTCCTAAACATTCTTGGACGTATCCAAATGAAATGGGCTGATAATCCTTTTTATCACAGAACCGGAGTTCTCCATCGCTGATTTCAATCCTTGTATTTGTAATATGGTTCTCGTCAGCATATTTTATAATCTTTTCCATGAGGTCGCTTTTGACTTCGCGCGCTTTCTTTACTTTTTCATGAATCAGCTTGATTTGGTTATCCATTTGAACCCATTTTTGAATGTTCTCAATAAATTGCGATTTTTCGTCGGTCATTTATTATTTAATCATAAAAAATTAACGCCTGCGGGAATATCTCTTGGGGCGGTAAAACTTTTTGTTGGTTTTGCGACCCTTCTTATAGAGATGGTTTGCAGTCATTAAAAGGGTAGGCAACGCGATGTCTGTAAGAATCCCTTTTCCACCGGTGTTTTTTGAGAACTGATTCAAGTTTAACAGTTTTCCATTACTGTCGCTCTCGCTGTCGTATTTACTATCTCCACCCCTCTTTCTGGATGACCGGATATTCCTAAAGTTGTTAAGGATGCATTTGGTGGTTTTTTTACTTGGTACCATGAGATGGCTTCCAAGTAACACTAATGGTACGGCAAGACCGGTGAGGTCACCGCCTACTTTAGACTCACTTTCGGATTCGTAGGATTGACTATCGTTGAACGGGTCCATTATATATTACTATAATATTTTCTTCGCGCCTAATTCCTAAAGTTTAGGCTCGAAACCTGGCGGCGTTTTGTTCCAAAGGTGTAATATTCTTAAGAGAATAAAAAACATGGAGAGAATTATGAGAATGACAAACAGATTATAAAACGCAATAATCCAAACATATACGTATATTTCGTTGTATATCATATTAAATATTGGTTTTATCATATCTTTGACGTCTTGATTCAAACGTTCGTCTTTGAAAAAGTCTATACATGTTTCTCTGAGATTTTTCATGAGGGTTGATTTGTATTCTATTCAGGTATAAAAAATGAAATGCAAACTCATCCCGTCATGCGGAGATTCATAAAATTGAAACCTTTTTGTTTTATATCCTGTATCTCATTTGTGAGAGCCATAAAATGTCAATTCTAACCAGATTTGCGAACATGTTTTTAGAAGTAGTTGGTAGAGACGTTCAGGTAGATTCAGAGGACGAGTCTTATGTCAGTGAATCCGGAGATTCAGATGAAGAATCAGGGGACAAATCTTATGATGAGGACTCGTCCTACGTGGATTCGGACAACGAAGACGACGATGAAGATGACGAGGATGACGACGACGAGGACGAAGACGACGAAGATGACGAAGATGACGACGACGAGGATGAAGATGACGACGACGAGGACGAAGAAGACGACGACGAGGATGAAGATGACGACGACGATGACGACGACGACGACGATGACGACGACGACGAAGATGACGACGAAGACGAATCGTCCTATGTGGATTCCGAAGATGACGACAGCGATTCATCCTATGTGGATTCCGAAGATGACGACGAAGACGAATCGTCCTATGTGGATTCCGAAGATGACGACATCGATTCATCCTATCTGGATTCAGAGGATGAAGATGACGACGACGAATCGGAAGAGGTCGACAAAGAATATTTAATAGATGGGGATTATGGTTCCACACACAGCCTCCAGAAACAACTGAAAGAACTCACGAAAGACTTCGAAGAGTTTAAAACCGTACAAAATGACAGATTCTTGATGCTACAGACGTTACTCAATGAAGTTCTAGGAGGGCTGTATAATCCAGATACACAAAAAAAGAAGCTCGATGAACTCGCAAACAAGTTGTATATGCGCCCTTATACCACATCAACGCATATCAATAGCGGCAATCGACCGACTACGCGTCAAGGCGACGATTGCGCGAAACGTATCGCCAAAATAGAGGGCGTTCTGCGTATGGGGGCTTATTACAAACACAATGAGAACCGATTGGATAGAATAGAGAGAACTATAACACACAGCGAACCAGTGGTCGTAAGAGTTCCAGTCCACAAAAACGAAATGACTTACGACAAAGCTAGGCGACTAGGACTCAGCGGCGTATTGTATGGTGTATAAACATTCGATTTCGTAAAGTATCATATAATATAATATTTCAATAACGTATATGGAACAAATATTTGAAACGACAGATGATTTTCAGTTTGATAAACTCACCTTAGGAAAACCTACCACAATATCTGGCGGTTTTTTTATTCGGTATTTTATAAATAATAAAGCTGTTTATATCCAACCGCCAAAATGCTGTATTAAGCAGGTCCAGACTAAAAGTAAAAAGGTATATTGCGACCTCATTTTTAAACAGCAGGACGAGCAATTTATCCAATGGGTCGAGAACTTGGAATCGCGTTCTCAATCGGTAATCTATGAGAACCGCGAGAAATGGTTCGAAACCCCTTTAGAAATGGAGGATATTGAGAGTTCATTTACATCCCCTATGAAAAGTTTTAAATCGGGTAAGTCGTACATTCTTCGAACCAGTTTTCCTACAGGAGAAAACGGCATAAAAATATACGACGAAGATGAGCGAGATATTCCTTTAGAAACGATTACTGAAAATATGGGAGTGATGGTTATTTTAGAAATGCAGGGCATAAAATGTTCTTCCTCGAGTTTTCAAATCGACATCGGATTAAAACAAATGATGGTTTTAAAAGAAGCGAACCTTTTTACCAAATGTATTTTAAAAAAGGACACGCCGTTATCTTTAGGAAAAATAGACGCACCACTGGAAAAAGAGAACCCTGTCACTCCGAAAGAGTCGGTCGTCCCGGTCACCCCGAAAGAGTTGGTCGTCCCGGTCACCCCGAAAGAGTCGGTCGTCCCGGTCACCCCGAAAGAGTCGGTCGGGACGACCGATGAATTATGTGAAATCGAGCTCGAAATAGATAGCATGCCAATGGAAGACGCGGTCGTTATTAAAGATAGAAGGGAAATGTATTATAAATTGTATGACGAGGCACGTAAAAAGGCAAGGGTCGCGAGAGATTTAGCACTTTCTGCATATTTAGAAGCAAAACGTATAAAAAACGCATACATGTTGGACGATTTATCTAGTTCAAGCGACGAAGACGAATAAATATTTATTCTTTAGCAAACAGAAAATAATTTTATCCGCCGTTTATATAAAGAAATGTCGAATATGCTTTCTGGTTTTCCAAAATTGTCTATGAGCCAGGTGCTTGCCATTCTCATGGTGTGTCTTTTAGTATATTTCTTTTATGTCTATTCTGACTCAAAAATGATGGTTATAGACGGATTAGACACAGGGCATTCGAATGGTGCAATCCCCTTAGTTTCACCACCCATCCAAGCACAAAAGGCCGCCGTTGCCGTTCCTCAAGCCCCCGTTCAACCTGGTAACTATTCGAGCCAGTCTGTCGCCTCTCCGCAGGACTTATTGCCACACGACCAAAACAGCCAATGGTCGTCATTGAATCCTAGCGGACAAGGTAACATTGCCGCACCCGACCTCCTTCAAGCCGGGTATCATATCGGGTTAGATACCATCGGACAAACCTTACGCAATGCCAACTTACAGGAGCGTTCAGACCCCATCATTCCTAAATCGATGGTTGGTCCTTGGAACCAGAGCACCATCGAACCCGATTTGGGAAGAGTTCCTTTAGAAGTCGGTGTAGGTGCCCGTTAAAATCATATATTATTCTCTACAATATTATATGACAATTTCCCACACCTATGAGAACGGATTTAAATTGGTCTACCAAAAAAGTTACAGTTCCGTTCCAGTGACCGTATTATATGTTTTTGTCCGATTTGGTTCCATCCATGAAACGGAAGACCGGGGAATCGCCCATTTCATAGAACACATGTGTTTTAAAGGGACGGTCAAAATGCCGAAATCGAGGGAAATCACCGCTGTGTATGATAAAATCGGCGCATTTATAAATGCATACACTTTGCGAGAACATACATGTTACGCCGTAAAATGCAGCGACGAATATACCGCCAACTGTATCGACGTTCTCGCCGATATGGTATTGCATTCCCAGATAAAACATAAAGGATACGTCTTAGAAAAGAACGTGGTGAAAGAGGAAATGATACGGGCAAGCGACAACCCCCGGCATGAGGTTTTAAAATGGTCGGGGGAATTAGTATATGAAAACACGCCGTATGAGAACCCCGTAGACGATTTAAAATATCATACCCACCGGTCGCTGCCGTACGAATCGCTTCTACGAATGTATAAACAGTATTATCGACCCGAAAATATGGGGTTAAGTGTGATTTCGAACCTCTCTTTCAAAACCGTTCAAAAAATGGTCGAAGGGTCGGAGTTTTTAAAGGGTTCGAATGTTGAACCGATGTCCTATTATTCTCCGATTTCTATACCTACATCTTGTGATACAAAAATTGTAATAAAAAAGAGAAAGGGCGTAAATGCAACCTATTTGAACGTCGCGTTTCGGACATGTAAATACGGAGAACCGGATATCTATGGCCTGCATCTGATAGAGAGTATTATGGGTGGATACATGTCAAGCCGTATGTTTACATTGTTGAGAGAGAAGAATGGAATCACCTACGAATCCTCTTGTTCTCTCACTTGTTATAAACATTTCGGTGATATCTCTTTGTATGCCGTGTGCGACCATAAAAAGGTATTGCCGAACACGGAGAACCCGGGACTTCTCGCGTTAATCCTGCGACTGTTGAACGACTTGATTTCCGACGGAATCACCGAAAAGGAGCTGAAAGAGGCGAAAGGGAACATCAAAGGGAGGTTGGTCCGTGATATGGAGAACACGACGAAAATCGCGGAATACAATGGTATCGAACGTATCATTTATGAAAACCGCGAGTCTATTCCATACGACCAGATATATAAAAAATGTTACGCCGGGATTACCCGACGCGATATAAACCGCATTATCCGGACCTATTTTACGAGAAACAATATGTCGGTGGTGATGTATGGAGAACATGTTCCCTCACTGGGTTTAGTAAAAAAGTATTTTACACAGTTAATCCGTGGTTCAAACTAAATAAGTATTCAATATATAATGGACAAGGAAACATTTTTGCAGGTCGTTATATTCGGAGTCATTGCAATCGGTATCTATATGTATTTAGCAAACAAAGATACCATTGACCTGAAATGCGTGATTTCTTCCGTCGACGGAAACAAGTATTGCGTCCGGGATAGAAAAGAACTTCATGCCGCAGCCGACCTTTTGGCGAGAACCACGGAAAAATGCAAGAGGCTCGTCGATTATGTCTATGAAAAATACCCCGACCAAGACAACGTCAAACGCCTACACAAAGGGTTCAATCCAAAACAGATTATGGAAACATTACCCACCAGCGAACACACCGCTTACAGTGAGAACAAGGGCGAAAAAATAGCGTTCTGTCTGAATAAAAAGAATGAAGATAACACACACCTCATCGACGAGAACACGCTGACGTTCGTCGCCATCCACGAACTGTCGCACGTTGCCACAAAGTCCATCGGACACAAATCGGAGTTTTGGGAGAACTTCAAGTTTCTGTTGAACGAGGCGAAAGAGGCGGGATTGCATCAGCCGACCGACTATAAAAAGGCACCGGGGGAATATTGCGGTATGAAAATTTCAGACAATCCGTATTACGACGGATAGACGTACATATTACACCGTATAATTTATTATTATTATATATAATAATAAACTGGAACCCGTATATAAAGTACGCATATTGGGAAAAGACCGTGTTCCAACCGAAGATATTGTTTTCAATGGGACCGGGAGAGAAGACAAAGGGTTTAGTGAAAGCGATACGGAGACTATACCCACCCGGTATTCCTCACAGCAAATCCATCGGGACGATTCCATTTCAACCGTGAAAAACAAGATTTTGCGAGAGGTGGGGTTCGAGTTCTCTTACCATGAATTGTATCTGTTTAGTCATATAACAAAAGAATACGATTTGAAAACGATATTTGAGAACCTTGCAGGGAAAAACGACTATCTCAAACGCGTAGAGTTTACACAGCTTGTTACCAATCTGGGTCTCATGTCGGTGGACTGGGACTCCGATAGAGACCGTTTTTTCTTGGACGATTTGTATGGATTCGAAAGCGAGTTTGAAAAAGGGTCCGTTTTCTATAAAATAAGTATTGGGAAACAGTTCCGTGGATTACACCACGAATTATTCTCGGCGGACCCCTATGACATACGTCGGGGAACGAAAATCGTTCAGACGTCTACAAACCCTTTAGAATCCTTTGAAAATCAGTTGTTGTTAAACAATCATCGAGGCATGTTCGAGGAGAACCGTATTTACGCATGTTTTGCGGAAGATGTCATGGAGTATGGTGAAGAGGTGGGGTTGGACGGAGAAGAGACCGTATCCCTATATTTCCCTCTTTTGAAACAGAGAGGGGTGACTGATACAGAGAGCCTTACGAAAATGCGCGGGACCCTTCTTACAGAAACCAAAAAACGGGCGTCGAAATATGTTTTCAATCTCTATGATTCAGTAGACATGTTTCATGACATGTATCGTCACCGGACGGAAGACATGGAATATATGGAAAAGGGGGTCGAGGTTGTATCCTTTTTCATACACCCCAAATCCAAACATGTTTTACCCCTGGATATCATATTTAAAAACGTTCATGCCACGAAGTCGGTACCCTTTATTAAATATAATCCAGGTTCTCGAAGAGAGAACATTTATCGATTTTATTGTGAATCCATTACGAAATATGGGACAAAAATCCCGTTTCTTCCAGCACGGACCATTCTCAAACTGGCAAAAGAAACGGGTAAAAACAAGCAGATTTCATTTTCTGTGGAAAGCCTCACTGGCGATTTTTATATCGACATTTTAAACAATGGGGATATACATATTGCGGGAAACAATTTTAAAAAGGCTCTCTCCGTTGAGGAGTTGAATGCGGGGGTCCGAGAAGTGGTAAATCCGGTCATTTCCCATATGAACGATTTTTTAAAAAAAAACGGGTATGAATTGAGCCCATTTGAAAATATGGAGAACCCGGGTATCGAGATAGAATACCTTCGGTTTATATACCGGATAAAAATCGCGAAAAAAATCGATTTAAAAAAATACAGGAACAGCCTTCAGGCAATTTTCGAGTTTACAGATGAGTTCCCCCCTCTCGAAAACGGGACAACCCTCAGGTTTAAACGAGTCGAAAATTATAACGAAATGGACGAAGAAGACATTTATATCGCCGGGTTGTTCGGTCAAAACCGGCACCGCGAAGACATCGTTGGCGCGTTTTCCCGAAAGTATGATTTGTCGCTTCAGGAGGCGGCGTTACGTATCGCAAAGTTTTTGAGCGAACACCAACAGCAACAGGGCCGGTTTGTGAAAACATCGGTTCGAATCGCGGAAAGTCCGGGGTTTTTAGTGAATATGCAAATCAAACCCTACGACGACGTTTTCATATGCGAGTTCGATTTGGATAACAGTATCACAGAAGTGTATTTAGAATATGCAGAGTCTTTTTTTGTTTATATGGATGGGATACTCCGTATGACCCAAAAACCCGAGACTACAGGATTTAAAGTCGAGAGACTGGAAAAAGTGAAAGAGGTGAAAAAGAAGTCGGATAAGTTTGACAATGTTGTCACAGGAATAAATGCGGTAGGGGTCGCTGCAGGGATAATGGTGACGGATGCCTTTGAAGAAGACGACCTGGAGTTAGACGTGGACCTGGACCTGGACATGGGACCACAGAGTAGTTTCGGAAACCTTGGAGAGTTTGAATCGGTGGATATCGGACCCGAATTGGATGATTTGAACGAATATGAAAACGAAATGTTTGATTCGACCGAACCCCCGGTAGAACCCACAGTAGAACCCCCGGTAGATATGGATTTGTCCTCTTTCGACAATCTAACGAACGATATAGAAGAAGATAGTGCGAGTTCATTGTCTGATAAAGATTCCGAACCCCTGGCAAACCCGGCGGAGGAACCCTCCGCGTCTCCTTCGTCTCCCTCCAACAATTTAATGTTTGATATAGACTACGACGAAGAAGACGAAAGTGAAACAGACGGCGGGGCGGGAGAGAACTTGGATAAACAACTCGACGGCATGGAATTGAAAGACAGGAACAACAACATGTTTTTAGGAAAACTAAAAAAATTAGAACCCACACTATTTTTATCCGAAGATGACGGCAAATACAGCGCATACTCGACGCTGTGTCAGTCCAGTAGGTCCAGACAACCTGTTATTTTAACCCCAGAAGAAAAAAAAAGAATCGATGATGCAGATACAAAGAACAATACGACGTCTTATAGCCACGCATTAGAATATGGTACAGACCCCGACAATAAAAACTACTATATTTGTCCCCGGTATTGGTGCCTCAAAACCAACTCTCCCATCAGCGAAGAAGATGTTCGCGCAGAAAAGTGCGGGAAAGTACTCGGGAAAAATGATAAACGCGTGAAACCAGGGCATTATGTTGTCGAGTTTAACCACCACATTCAACACGGAAACCCCGATGGTTCCTATTTCGAAAATACCCCCGGATTTTTAAATAAAAACTTGCATCCGAAAGGACTCTGTATGCCCTGCTGTTTTAAAAAAGAATGGGACTCGAAGTTTCAGGTCGACCGACGTAAAGAATGCACCGAAGCCGAAAAATCGAAACCCGCGGTTAAACGAACGAATGCGAAACAAGAGAGCTATATTTATGACATCCGGCGTTATCCCATTCCCCCGGAAAGATGGGGTTTTTTACCCATTTCAGTGCAGTTCTTTTTACAGACCGACAATTCCAGTTCGGTCAACCCCAACAACAATAAATATCTACGCGACGACGCAGACACCGCCACCCTTTTAAGATACGGGGTAGAGAACTCTTCTAAAAAATCGTTTATAGGATGTATCGCCGATATTTATGCCTCGATGCACCGTATGTCAAACGTCCCCACCATCTCCGATATGTGTGACATTCTCGCAGACGCCATCAGCCTCGACCAATTCTTGAAGTGTCACAACGGTTCTCTCGCCAATATTTTTCACCCGAAAACATACAACATGGAAGATATTGACCCTACCAAATATATAGAGTCCACATTCATGACCCGGTTAGACGACGTCGATTTACCGCGAGATGACAACACGGATTTGACATTTTTTATATACGATACAATTGCATCCTATGAGAACTTTATCGCTTTTTTAAAAGACCCCGAATCGTTCGTCGACCATACCTATCTGTGGGACATCGTATGTTCGCCGAACCCCGCGATTTTTCCCAAAGGATGCAACCTCGCCATCCTTCGCATTAAAGAGGTGGATATGACAGACGACATCGAACTCTTGTGTCCTACCTCCGTCTATTCTTCTGTTTTATACGATTTAAGAAAGGAAACGGTGGTTCTCATAAAGCACGACGAGTTTTATGAACCCGTTTATTTAGTGAAGAATAAGGTCGACACAAACGGAATATCGGACACCCGAGTCGAAAAAATGTTTTTGGAAGACGCCTCGGTCATCGAAAACATACGAGTTTCTTTGAAGGTGATACGAACTTCCATACAGATGTCGTGTATGCCAAAGTCGAGTCTTCCGAAAGGTTCGTCGATGCCGAAAACATACGAGTTTTCCCGCCCGTTGCCCGCCGAATCCGTGCGAACTATCCTATTGAAATACCAGTTTGAAATCCGGGGACAAATTGTGAATTATCAAGGAAAAACCATCGGATTCTGGATAAAATGGTTCGACGAAGAAATGCAAGAAGTATGCGAGATATACATCCCCTGTTATCCATCCGCTCAGTTTCCCGAGACCCCCATTTATTTTATGGACGATGACCGCCTGCGGATATCCGGGAAAGATACCATCAAACGGTTGATGCGGGTCAATGAAATCACCCATGGTGAAATCCGTTCGAGACCCCGTGTCAAAATCATCGAAGACATACTGGTCGTGGGAGTTCTCACCGAAACCAACCAGTTTATCATGTTTTCAGAGCCGGTCGAAAACGAAGACGACGGAATCCCCGTGATGCAGGACGAGAACTATTTGATTGTCGACAAAGAAATGGCGAAAAACAAATTACAGGACCCATTGCGAACTGAAACCGTCCAAATGATTTCTTTGGAAACCCAGTTTTACGGGGCATTTCGAACTACTGTAAGAATCCTGTTGAATCAGACGAAACATAAACCCTATAAAAAACAGATTGCGGAAATGATTGACAGCCGACAATACCGCTACAGAGATAAATTAAGGTATATTACAGGATGGATTCATCTCATGTGCGACAGCCATGTCACCTTCAAAGAGTTTGATAAGATGTCGTTGATGGGATTCAGTGAAATCAGCGACTGCTTTTTAAATCCTGGGAATAAAACATTCTGTATTGTAAAATCGGGGAACAATGTCTTGGTTCTACCGAAGACCCATTTGCTGAACGGTAACGACAATCGAACATTCTATTTTGAACGAATGGCAGACGAATTAATACGGTATAAACGCATTCATATGTATATGATGAACTCGACCACCTATTTAAATATTACCAACACGGAATATAAAATAAACGAGGACGAGATGTTGATGTTGGAATCGCTGTTAACCACCGACTATTTTAAGAGTTTAGAACCCTACCAACACGGCAACGCGGTAATTACATTTGAAACTGCAAACCCGGTTCTCACTCAAAAATATGCGAACAAAATATCACAGAAAGACCAGGAAAGAATGGTGAATAGGGATACTATGAAAGATGAAATACAGGATAATATGGGATTCGAATGTATTCGGACAACCGGTGCGGTTACCGGAAATGACGACCGGTCCTTCTGGAAAAACTTTTTCCAAAAAGACCGGTCGTCCGAATCTGTCCTTCATAAAACCATCAAATGCAGTTTTTACCCGATTATATATGTCTATTATGAAACGCGTTCGGCGTTTCTAACGGTCCAACAGATAAAGGCAAGACTCATTACAGAATATGCCAAATATGGATATGAATACTCAAAGATACTTCGCCTGTTGAGGCTACAAGGAAAACGGGATTTGGTCGATGACGTAGTCAAAGGAAAATATACCCTGGAACAAGCGATTTTAAGCGAAGTCTACTTTTTGACCGCATTGGATATATGGTTATTGGCGTCTTCCTATAACCTGCCGATGATTCTCTTCCGACAGGGGAATCTGAACCTCTTTGACGGGTTCGCCGACGAAACTGGCGTTAAAATCGTCACCCCATGGCTGCGTTTATCCGATGCCGATGCTCCACACTACTATTTTATACGCGTGTACCCGGAACAACCGCAACCTGGAAACTATCTGCCCCAATACTCGGTCATCAAACCGCATGTGAGTTCTACCTCCCCAAAACTGTTAGACTTGTTCTCATCGGCGACAGAGAACTCTCAGATGTCGATTTCCACCTATTTTGAGAAACAGGAGAATCGCACAAAACCTGTAAAAGGCGTCGTGGATGCCGCCCGGTACCGACGACGAGGACCGCCGAATTAGAAGGCTTTCGTCTCTATGACATCCCCGTTTTTACCCGAGTCAATCTGGTCGGCTTGAGAATGAAAATATTCTAATGCTTCGTATATCTTTTTATACAATAGGGTGACCTGCGCCACGATGGTTCTCGACGCATTATCCGTAAGAGAACATACATCTTTTAAAACATTCCCCCTTTCTTCTGGCACAGCGGACTGCTGTTCCGTCGCCGGCTGTTCTGGTACAATAACCCTGTTTTCATAGCCCCAAATTGGATTGGTGGTCGATTTTATAAAGGGGGACAATGCTTTTGCACTGGTGATTAATTGTATCAGCATAAAATAGTCCTTTTGGTTAGAGAGAAGGGGGACAATGTTGTCTAACCGTTTGCTGTCATTTTTTTCGTCGCACACCCCGTCGGGGGGACATATGGCCGCCTGCCCGTAATACTTCCATAATTCTTCCATGGACTTGTCTTCGATTTTTAATTGGGCGGGAATATAGATTCCTAAAATCGAACACTTATAACACATTGTATTTAGGTTTCCATCGACGAGGTCGTTCTCCAACTTTATGCAAATTGAATACATTTCTTCTAAAAAACTGCGAACCGACTGTAATTCCTGTATGTTCACGGTATTTTTGAGTTCATATCCTTCAATATTTTTTGTCGCACGTAATGAAAATATTGAAAACAAAATAAGGAGAGTCAAAAAAAAGACCCAGACTATCATTATAATACACCTAGATTTTATTATATATTTCCTGCAGGGCAGTGAGTTGCGTATTTATTTGACGAATGTATTCGGATATAGTATATTCAAATAGTTCTCTATTGACGTCATATAAAAAGCCTGCGTCTCCAGGATTGTCATACAATTTTGTTAAATGTTCGCGAATGTTTACAATGGTAAACATGATTCCATAGGATTTTAACTTATTTTCCGGAGAGAGGTCTTCGACTAGACTCTCATGTGAGTTGTAATTATAGTCATAGATAATGTTTTCATTCTCATTTATAAATTGCGGAAATGCGTTTTTTATCCCTACGGAGATACCGATACCCTTTAAAAAGGGTGTCTTTGATTCGTCGGTTATAATGTTTATCATGTCGTTTATTGCAGTTTTCGTTTGGTCGTATTCATTCGCACGTGGAACTTGTTTTCCGATATTTATCATCTCCTCTATTTCTTCAATACCTTTACGGATTGGAGGAACCCAATCCGGGAATGTATATTTTGTGGTCTGTTTCAGTGGAGGATTTCGCGGACCGGGAATTGCTACCGGTTGTCCGGGGTCTCGCGGTCTTCCGCCACACCCTTTTCTGGGTTTGATGACCTTTTTATCGCATTTTTTCCACTCGTTATAATCTGGCTGATAGACGTTTTTTTGCCAATCGTAGTAATTTTTCAATACCACATTGGGGTAGTAGTCGTTTAGATAATAGGTGACGTAGTTAAACATCTCACGGTTATATTGAGCCGTTACTGCATTATTATACGCGATGATTTCATTGTTTCTTATATCGTTTGCTTTGTTTTGTGCTTCATATACAGAATAAGTCGCTGACTCCTTATCCACAAAATTGGTGATATAATTCGGCATAAGTCCCTCTATACATCGATTTGCAGAGTATAAATAGACATACATCAATTGAGATAAAACAATAAAAAGAATTAAAACGACCGATAAACAACATTTCATTTATATTATTTATATATTATATTTCATGGTTTTATCCTCTCTCTCTCGAACTGGCTCCATTAAAACCCCATATCATATGTGTCTTGACATACCCCTTCATTCACCTGATGTATCGATGAAATACTGTTTCGAATGATGGAACAATGGTTCTCGACGGCGGTTTTGAAGCCAAACATCGCCTCAATCTCTTTATTCTCATCTGCCGGTTCAGTATTTTTCGCGTCGATTTTTGCCATCTGTGTCATATCCAAAAATAGGTTGAACGCGCCCGTTCCGTAAAACCCGTGTTGTCCGCACATGACATTCGCAGAAACTCCGCGCATCTCGTCGAAATCGGCGTGTCTGGCGGCATGCAACAGTATCTCCGTATGGACTTCGAACGTCGCTTTCGCAATGGGGCCTACATCGTCATTGTGTAATCCGGAGCGGAATATGGCGACCATATCTTTTGTGACCGTCATTCGGTCACAGAGTAGGCTTAAATGATGATAATTGATATTGACATCGCTAAACTCCATCACTTCTGCAAACTCGTTATAAATAATCTGTCTCGCGGCTTCGATGCCGAAGATACGAAACACTTCGGAGATGTCGTTGCTGTATGTTCTCGTATTGTCGATAAAATCTTCGGCCAAGACGTCAATCAGGTTTGAACCGGTCGTATCGAGAACCCATATGTCTTTCTTGACATATTTGCCATCCTCTTTCACGACCATATTCTGGAGTTTTCGTGGGAGAACATTCTCGATTCCTTGCACGCCTCGCAATACAATGTTGTTTAACAGGTTGTCTTGAAATACTTTGAGGAGGTAGATTTCGTCGCTTTGGTCGAGGGACTGCGCGACCCCCTTTTTTCTTTTAAATGTATCATTGTTTAACCGGATTCTGAAGACCAGTTTTGAATCGTTGTAATCCGAATATACACATTGAACCTCTTTATTCACGTTTTTAATCGCAAAATGGATGTCGTCCATGGTAATATTCTTTTCCAACAGCGATTCCGCGTCCATCTCCATACGAACTATCCACTTCGATTTTTGCGGGGGGTCGCCTTCCTCCTCTTCTTTGCATTCGCGGAGCATATCTTCGAATGCATAGTATTTATCTAGGAGGGATTTGTCCTCCTCGATGAACGACGAATGTTCCAGGGGGTCGAAACATATCTGTACGCTGGAGACTACATCCCGCAATATGGTATGTTCCAACATGTTCGCATAGACCGTCGCGCGGTCCTTGTCCGTCTCATCCACGGGTTTCAAATGGACGGTGAGTGCAGGTTTCTTCGGGTTCTCCGTGAGTCTCAATATTTCTTCAATACGGGGGACACCGCGCGTGACATTCGATTTCGCGGCCACACCGGCCAAATGGAAAGTGTCTACGAGACACATCCCATTGATACAGTCGAAGTTTCGAGTGGTTTCTACCGTTAGGTCGTATGCGTATTTTGTGGTGTTTTCAACCTCAACGATAGACACAATCCTTTCGAAAACAAGGTCCGGCATTCTTCCGTTTCTCGGTTCGAAAACAAGGCTACCATTCACGCGGTTTGGAATATAACCGTCCACGAGGGTATCGATCGTATCTTCCAGAATCTCCTGCAATAGCAACTGTTTGGATTCCACTTTTAAATGGAGTGAGATGGCGAGCAACTGGCACTCTGTACCTTCAATTGTCAATTCGTACATTTTAAACGAGAAGTTGCGTATGTTTCCTTCGATGCCAATGTTCTGTAACATCATTTTTATATCGGTTAATAATCGCAGGGAGGACGATTCTATGTGGATGATGGGGATTCCATTCTTATTTTTGCGTAAATGTGTACGAATATTCGTACGATTGCTCGAGATGTATGCATCTAAAAATCCCAGGATACAGTCGCGATTGGAAAATATGATTTTGTCCGATACGCCCGGCTTACCTCCTCCGACCGTTTCACTCGTCGCTGCATCCAATAAATCGCACATGGATTTGTCATAAATAAATATCCCACGGGTATCTACATCGTTGATTTGTGACAGGTATATTTGGTGTTGAGCCCCGTGCAACTTACATATGGTTTCAATCGGGTCAAAATAGCCGACGTCAGGACTCGAAATGACAATGGATTTATTGGTTTTATGTCCTTCTGCGAAATACGCGCCTACGAAATATCCGAATGAATAGTCTAGGTCCACGTGTGTCAGGGTGTTTCCCCGGGAACCACTCACCGGAAGGATGCGGGATTCGTCGAAAACAAAGGGTTTTCTCGAACAAGGGAAATAGTCGCCGACACGTAGTTTCGTGCCATCCACGGGTACGATTTTGCCATCTATCAATTGTAATACGGATTTGGCTTTGGTTACGATGACCTCCCGGCAACCTTCCGTGGCGATTTTCAACATCGTGTTCGTACCGTCCTCATTTATTACGGGGTGTTGCGTGACGGCTTCGATGCGGGTCCATACAGTTTCGCCGTCTTCTGTGGCCGACGGGATTTCATAGTATTCGTCGTCGGGAGAGAGTTCGGCATACGTAGTATCCTTTCGTTTGATGTGCTCGATTTTCTTCGACTTTTTTATATGTTCTACAACAAAGTCGCCAATCTTCACCTTTCGAATCTCGCCGGCGCGGTTCTTTACGGCGATTTCGGTTTCGTAGGTCACTGAGTTCAGGGTAAGTTGTGTAGTGGGTTCGCCAATCGACTGACCGGCAACGACGCCTACCATTTCCCCGGGATGAACGAGAGACTGTTTGTATTTCAATACTACGGTATCCAATAAGATTTCCAGCGCCTTTTTATGAAACCGTTTGTGAACTAAGAGTTCTCTCGGGGTCAGATAGTAGTAGTAGAGGATTTCAAAGAGTTTCGTCGGAGGCGCAAAATGGATCTGCTGAATCTTTTTATAGTTGTATTCAATGAGCTCGAAGGCTTCCAACGGAGTGATGTCCGTAACAGAATGGCTGTTTATTCCCAACTGGCCCTGTATGTTTGCGATGATATGTTGAAAGGAAACCGGGACTTTGACGGAATTGTCATTTTTAAAATGGAAGACGCCGGAAACGACTTCGTCTCTGTATTGAACCATACGGTCGATATATTTCAGGATTCGTTCGGTCGTATCTGTCCGTTGCTGTTTCACTCGGGTCGCAGCGCCTTTCGTATAGACTTCCAGTTTTTCCGGCCCACTGTCGAACGATACCCCGGCGATATCATAGTGCATATATATGTCCTCGATAGACATTCCTACCAACGGAATCGCCTGGGACTCCGTTTTCGTCGAATCGATTCCGTCGTCTCCATAGGCAAACTGGACGATTTTACCGCGGTTGTTTCTTACCGTCATATCATACTCGACTTTGAGGTCTTCCAATCCTTTGATTAAGCGTCGTTGAATGTATCCGGTGCTCGAGGTTTTCACCGCCGTATCAATGAGACCGACACGGCCACCCATTGCATGAAAGAACAGTTCTGGGGCCGTCAACCCCGAGATGTAAGAGTTCTCGATAAATCCGCGGGCACCCGGCGAATCGTCAAACTTTTTGAAATGGGGAAGGGTGCGGTCGTCGAATCCGTATGCGATGCGTTTTCCGTCGACGTTCGTCTGTCCCAGACAAGAAATCATCTGGGAGATGTTTACGAGACTACCTTTCGAACCGGATTCGACAATCATGAGAAACCGGTTGTTCTTATTGAGGCTGTTACGCCCCTCTTTGCCGGAGAGTTCCGTCGCTTTATTCAAAATGTTGTTGACATTCGTTTCAAACTGTACCATGTTCGAGTTCGACGTATCGTTTTCGAAAATGCCGAGGTGAAGTTTATCCAGTTCCGCCTGGACTTCCGTCTTCTTCTCCGTGATGATGTGGATAATGCGGTCCTGAGTGGTTTTGTTTGCGATCAGGTCGCTTATACCGACACTGAACGAACTCGTTTTCATATATTCCGTGATGACATTCTGCAAGTCGTCGATAAAGTCGACTGCGGCGAACGGTCCGAAATCGTTGTGTATTCTATGCAGGATGCCTCGAGAGGAGGCGCCCAGCATCGATTTCTCGAGTTGTCCGCGGATGTATTCGCCGTTTCGAATCTCCATCACATTCTCTTCTTTTTTATATTTCAGCGAAATCTCGGGCATAATCTGGGAAAGAATGTCATAACTGGTGAAGTATTCGCGTTTTTCCTGTAGTTTTTTAATATCGCATCTCGAGAAAGACATCAGCAGATTCATGGCTTCCCGGGGGGTGAACCGGATGTTTGGACGCGTAAATCGAAAAGACCCCAACATCGAGTCTTGGTAGATGCCAATGAGCGGCGACGGACCTGCTGGACTCAACATTTGGTATGGAATCGCAGCCAAATGACGGAGTTCGGTTTCTGCCAATACGTTCTGGGGCAAATGCATATTCATCTCATCTCCGTCAAAATCGGCATTGTAGGGTTTCGTACAAGAGACGTTGAAACGAAACGAATCGCCCTGTTTCATGATTTTGACGATGTGACACATCATCGACATTCGGTGAAGCGACGGCTGTCGGTTGAATAAGACCGCATCGCCGTCCATCATGTGCCGGTGGACGATGTCGCCGTTCTCTAACCGCAGGGATTTGACATCGGCGTACCGCAGAGAAATGGATTCGCCGTTCTTTCTCTCGACGATTTTGGCCCCCGGATGGATGTCGGGACCGTTCTGCACGAGTTTCATGAGGAAATCGCGGTTTTTATCGTTGACAATGACCGGTTTTGTAAGGTTTTTTGCAATTTTCTGGGGAACCCCGAGCTGTCTTACAGAAAGATTGGGGTCGCCCGTAATGACCGAACGGGCACTGAAATCGACGCGTTTTCCCATGAGGTTCCCGCGGATTCTGCCGTTTTTCGAGTTGAGCCTTCCCATAATACACTGGAGCGGGCGACCGGAACGCTGTGCCATGGGAACCGCGCCCTTGATTTTGTTGTTGACAATCATGGCGACAAAATACTGGAGAACGCTGGTTAACCCGTCGATGACGACCGATGTCGTATCCGGTTTTTGCAATTTGTCGAAGAGGTCCTTATTGGTTTTTAGAATGTTCGCATAAATATGGGTTAAATCGTCTTCGGAGCGTTGTTGGGCGTCCAATTTCACAGAGGGTCGCACAGCGGGGGGCGGAACAGGAAGCACCTGACATATCATCCATTCGGGTCTAGACCAGGTCGGGCTGAACCCCATGAACGAGATGTCTTCGTCGGATATACGGCGGAATATTTTTAAAAGCATCTCGGGGGTCAGTCGGACATTCACCTTGGACATCTGTTTGGTTCCGTCGGGTTGTTCGGTGGAGATGTTTTCCCATAACGCATATATCTTGTCGAACCCCTCGAGTTTGATTTTATCGGGCTGTTTGCATCCGCACCCGTCGTCGATGGACTCCCCGCACCGTCGGACTTTACTGGCTAAAGGTGCGACGTAGTCCCATCGTTTCTCCAGCGGATAGTTCAATATGTGTTTGTGTTGATTTTTATGGATAAGTAGTTTGCTACATTTAAAACATACACATTTGGCGATTTTTACGATATCCTTTACATGTTGGACGAAGAGAACCGGTTTTGCTAATTTAATACACCCAAAGTATCCCGGTGTTTCGATGTATGTTAATCCGTCGGTCGGGCATATTAACCCGGGTTCTAATATACCCATGCGAGGGTCAAATAAGCCTTCAGGTAACGGTTTATTATTATCGTAGGTGTTACGGGTTTTAACCTCGACGACCGCGTTTTTTTCAATTTCTTCGGGAGATAACATACCAAACTGAATACCGATGATTCTAGAGGGAGCAATTCGTTGACTTGACATTGTGCTATATTATATGAAAATACAATATTTATATGCATTTGAATCAATTTTATAAAGTGACTTAAAACTAGATGGTCTTATAATAATAAGATGGGACAAAAAGTAAAGGGTAAAACGGGGGAATCCAAAAAAAGGGGGAATCGTAAACCGGACCCCGAAGACTCTTCTTACGAGGAAGAGTCTGAAATGTCTTCGAGCGACAGTTCTTATTCTCCTCCTGCGCCAAAAAAAAAAGGAAAGAAACCGGTAAAACCGAAATCAAAAAAGGTTGTGGAAGAGGAGGAGGAAGAGGAGGAGGAAGACATCAAAGAGAACCAATATGCAAAGTTTCTCTACAACATGTTTCCCTCCAAATATATGAAAAAGCGAATAGAAGAGTCCGAAGAGTCCGCTAAAAACCCCAGTACGAAGACGAAGACGACTAAACCAAAAAAGAAGCCAGTCGTCGTTCAGGAAGAGGAAGAGGAAGAGGAAGAGGAAGAGTGGGAGGATGAGGATGAGGATGAGGATGACGACGACGACGACGACGACGACGAAGAAGCCGACGACGAAGAGGGCGAAGACGACGACAAAGATTCATCGGATTCCGATGAAACTCTCGAGAAAAATAAAGGGTCAAACAAAATCAACATCATTCTCTCGGTGGGCGGGTCGAGTGCCGAAGACAAAGAATACAACGACTATTTCGGTCACGAAGATGAAGATGACGACGAAGATGAAGATGACTGTAATACCGACGACGAAGAAACCTTTATGAAAGAAAAGTACGAGAAGGTCGAACAACCAAACACCTCCGACGCTGACTCGGATAAAACCCCGGTAAAACATAAGGAGAAGGATAAAAAGAAGAAAGCCGTCGAACCGGAACCCGAGGCCAGCGTCGATGTTGAGAACGAATACATCGAACTGTTGGAACTCAAGAAAGACCTCACGAAGAAATTGCATAAAAACCCGAAAAGCAAGATACTGAAAAAGGCGATTGCGGAATGTTCGACGGACATTCGAAAACTCGTAAAGGACGCACGCAAAACCAATACAAAAGAATACAAAAAGCTGATTTGTAGCGACCTCGATAAACCAGGAGAAATGAAATATTTCAAAACCAAGATGTCGAATGCAGAACAACGGAAGATTATGAGTCAACTCAAAGAAGTGAATCAACATATGGTCGTTGATAAGCCATACCGCCTGGCCCTCTTAGAATCTTCGATTTCTCCGAAACTGAAAGCCTCTGCCATGCAGAAGATAAACATGTTGCGAAATATGGACCCATGTGATGCGGAATATTTTAAGATTAAGAATTGGGTCGACACGTTCATGCGAATCCCGTTTTCTAAATACAGGAGTCTGTCGGTCTCTATAAAAGACGGCATTGACGTGTGTCATAATTTTATGGGAAATGCAAAGAACATTCTCGATAACTGCGTATATGGACTGGACGACGCCAAACTCCAGATTTTACAGATGATAGGTCAGTGGATTTCAAACCCCGATGCAATGGGTTCGTCGATTGCGATTAAAGGTCCACCAGGGACCGGGAAAACGACGCTGGTGAAAGACGGGATAAGCAAGATACTCGGCCGCGAGTTCGTCTTTATCCCGTTGGGTGGAACGGGAGACGCGAGTTTTCTGGAGGGTCACTCTTACACCTACGAAGGAAGCACGTGGGGTAAAATCGTGCAATCGCTCATTACCTGTGGATGTATGAACCCTGTATTCTATTTCGACGAATTGGATAAAATTAGCAATACGCCAAAGGGGGAAGAAATCGCAGGCATTCTTACCCATTTAACAGATACCTCACAGAACTCGCAGTTCCACGACAAGTATTTCTCGGAAATCGATTTCGATTTGAGTAAGTGTCTGTTTATTTTTTCATACAATGACGAATCCAAAGTGAACCCCATTTTGAGGGACCGTATGTATCGCATTCAAACCAAAGGGTACGATACCAAAGAGAAGACGGTCATTGCCAGGGAATACATGTTGCCGAAGATAAGGGAACAGGTGGGGTTCAATCCGGAAGATGTCATTATTCCCGACGATACGATTCGCCACGTGATTTCGTCGAAACATCTGACACAAGAGGAGGATGGAGTGAGAAATATGAAACGGTGTCTGGAGATTATACATACGAAGTTGAACCTGTTTCGGCTGATGAAACCGGGCGACAACCTCTTTGAGAAAAGCATCAAAATCGACGTCCAGTTTCCCATGACGGTATCCGTGAAAGATGTCGAAGTCCTTTTGAAAAACGACGAGAACCAGCGGAACAGCATTCTAAACTCGATGTATCTATAATTATCAACGCCGCGTAATGAATATAAAGTGTAAAATAATAATATATTATTATGGAGTGGAATAATATATTACAAGAGTCTCGTGAAAAGAATCCGTTCGACGCCCAAGCATGGATTCATGCAAAATGTGTCCGTTTTAACGACTATTTGCGGGACAATGGGTTATCCGGCGCAGTCCTTTCCGTAAGCGGCGGAATCGACTCGGCGGTCACACTGGCCCTTTTAAAATATACTGTAGACCTTCCGGATTCCTCACTTCAAAAGATTGTGGCGTTGAGCCAACCGATTCATAGTTCTCCATGGGCGCTCGAGAGAGCCCGCGAATTGTGTGAAACCATTGGCATTCCTCTTACGGTTATCGACCAGAGCGAGAATCACCGCCGTATTTCACAGGCGTTTGAAGTGGCAACCGGAAATGGTGGGAACGCATTTTCAAAGGGTCAGCTTCGCAGTTATTTGAGAACTCCGGTGAATTATTTCGCGGCCCAGTTACTGAGAGAGGAGGGATTCCCGGCAATTGTGATTGGCACGGGGAACAAAGACGAAGACGGATACCTGGCCTATTTTTGTAAATACGGCGACGGTGCGGTCGACCTGCAACTCATTGCAGACTTGCATAAAAGCCAGGTCTTTTTGGTAGGTAAAGAGCTGAATGTCCCCGAAAGTATTTTGAAAGCGGCGCCGAGTGCCGACCTGTGGGACGGACAGACCGATGAAGACGAAATGGGATTTTCATACGATTTCATCGAGTTTTTTATCGGACACTATTTGAAAATGACGGCGGAAGAACAATGCGAGTTCTTAGAGTCTTTGTCTCCAGAGTCGCGCGAAGAGTTTATACGGTCCCGCGAATTATGTACGGGCATACACAACCGAAACGCACACAAACTCAAGGGGGTCATTAACCTATAGGTAACCTATATGTCAATTATTTGCGAGAACGCGTATTACGCTGGCTTTTACTTCGGCTTCTTCGGGTTTTATTTTCAGCTCGACTCTGGTGATATCCTTTCATTGATTCGTACTGATGCAGGACAACCGAATCCATGTGTTCTACCTCTTCGGTAAGATTAACATGTCGATTATTCTCATCTATCGCGTCTTGTATATTGATTAATAATAACCGATGACATTTTTGCAGGTTTATCATGGCGGTATAAAAAATTGGGGTTTTATACGATTCATACGCTTTATATAAACGCGCGGAGTCTTGCGACGATTTTTTGTCCGGTTTCGGTTTATAAGACTTCATGAGTTGTTTTGCGAATGCGTCATTCTTTTGGACTACGAACTTGATTGTGACAAAACGGGTAATTTCTTTCGACAAATCTTCCATATAAAGGGATGGATGATGACCATTATGAATGATGGTCAATATCCGTTCTAATGCGGGAAGTTGTTCTTCGAGAAGGGTTGCATTCTGGGTTTGATTTTCCATGATTTCTTGTAACAACTGGTACTTTTGGATAAACCCATGTACGTTCTTATCTACGGCGAGCAGATACATCAAGAGGTTTTCGTTGCTATTTATATCACAGGTGTTAATCTTGTGTTTTTCTGCGAGTTGTGCTAAAAGTGAAATGTTGTCGTCGTTCCATAATGAGGGAGGAACTCTCAATAAAGATTCGAAGGTATCCGACATAAAGTTCTGCACTACTCTTACGGGTTCGATGTGTGGTTCATTCATATATTATATATTCATATAATATATTAACGCGGGTGGTCCGTTTGTTGTGGTAGCGTCGATGACGTGATTATTTTCGAGACCTTGTGTGGCGCTTTTTGCGAGGTGTATGGCGTTTCTTTCGACTTACTCGGCGCTTGCGGTTATGTCTTGTATTCTTTTTGCCGCCGGGTACTGGTACTACTTGTCCTTCTACGGTATATTGTTGTCCCTTTTCTTCTTCTTCTTCTTCTTCTTCTTCTTCCTTTTTTCTGTAGAACATTTCTGTTATTTCTAATAGTCTATCACATCTTTCTAAATTGGTTTCTTTATCTACCTCTATTGCATCTGGGTGTTTCTTATCCAACCATTGACGTTTAAATATTTTTCCAAGTAATTTATATTTGTAGGTGTTATATGTTCCTTCGCATCATCCCAATTTAATCTCTTAATAATACGAAACAAATATGCCCTCAACTCATGATCTATATTTCTCACTGCGAACCTGTCAGCTGTCGTAGCATTAATACGATTATTATTTATTTCATTAACAATACTGTTTAATGAGTTTAAATGTGTTCTTATTGTAGGTAATATCCGCCTAATATTAGAAAAATAACTAGAAATATTCTCATCGATATTTACAGCTTGATAATCAGGATTGCCGATGTAATTACGATTATCTTTGCCATATTTTAAGTTTTCAACTTCTGTATAGAGAGTTCTCAATTTTGATGGTGTTGCTTCTCCTTTACGACCCATCGACATTCCTAGGCTCGGTATGCTTACTTTCGGCAAGCTCATGTTTGCGATTGGATTAATGAACTGACCCACATAATCCATATATATATATATATATATTCAAATTTTTTTTTAAATTGGAAATATAATTTCATATTTCCTAAATTAACCATGGTGCATGAACCCCCAACTTTTGCTTGGCCTCTTCGAATACCGGTCTATATTCCTCCGCATCCCAGTCCTCCGGGAGAAGTTCTCTCAATTCCGACATGAGTTCCTCATAACTCGGCTCCCACCCCCTCGACGTCTTTTTCGTGCATACTTTATCTAACGCAGACCCGAAATCCAAATAAATGTTTTGCGGATACACTTTCGTCAGTTCGGCGATGAGAACTTTCGCACCCATCCCCGCACTCGTCATAACAATGCACGGTTCATCCGTTAGGGCCGACTTTATCTCAGCGAGTATCTCGTCGAACTTCGCATCGAACCAGTTGTTGAAGGGGACGTGTATCATACAGTCAATGTTTAACAACCCTTTTGCGCGTACCATCAAAGGATTGCATACGTAAATCTTTTTCATCGAAGATGTTTTAATGGTTCTCAAGAGTTCGACCTTTTCCTTACGCGAATCGTTATCCATAATAATGGTGTGATATTTTGCGAGGTTGATAGGTGTGGAGACACCCGGGTTTAAAAGCGTCTTCCAGAACTCGATATGGTTTCCATCGTGCCATATCCCGATGTAGGTGTTTGGTCCTTTCTCGACCATACTGGCAAACCCCTCTCTTAATCCGCGCGACAAGGCTTCCGTATAGGTGTCTCGGTCGCAGTTCGCACCGGAACACCCGGACGCCGCCAAATACTCTCCGTCACCGTATTTCGAGAACGACACCGGTGTCTGATTCCGGATACATTCGGTCAAATATGCAGTAATCTCCATTTTATAATATAAATAGGAGGGTTTATTTATATTATATTCGCCGGGTTTCAAAATAAAGATTTCATCCTATAATAACACAATGAATCACGACGCTACATGTTCTCACGTAATTGCAAGAGATTCGATAGATATTACGCCCGATAAAAGTGCGACCATCTATTATTGTACCCGGTGTTACGAGTGTTTTGAACGGACCGAACTTGTAGTAGTCACCTCTGAGGGTCAAACTACATATTCAGTTAAACCGGAGACCCCGCGACCTGGCTAGGTGCACCCGCCGCATTCATTCCACGAGTCGTAAGCATTTTTTTCATATTGTCGTCGAATACGAGCGACCCCATTGAATTATAATACCCCCATCCATTCTCGGTAATGCTACCAGGAGCATTGGAGTAAATATCCAGCGACTGCTGTCGATTCACGTTTTGGAGGGTATCCTGTGTCGGGGAAATCAGATGGTTTACGACGGGACCGTCCACTTGGGAATAATCGGCGATACGACTGTAGCGGAGAGAGTTGGAAAACGGTTCGTATCGCGCATATTTGCTAAAAATCGACGAAGAGTATGGAACATAGGTATCCATGGATGAGAACCATAGGGCGATGACAACAATCGCGATAAAGAGACCGGTCACGGTGAGAACATCCTTTTTCATTCGGCTATAGATATTCGTCAGATATTTTTATCTATGGATTGGTAAAATGTCCCGTTTTTCACATGCATTTTTAAACGGGTTTCTTCGATTTGGTGTGTGATTCTATCCCACCAGACTATCCATTGGTCGTGTATATATTGGAGGACATCCATGACATGGTGAATGTTTTTAAATGCGACATATATACCTAAAAAAACGAGAACCACAGGTATTGTTTTTTCGAAGGAGAACTGCGGGGTTTCGGGTGATATATAGACATCTTTAGGGTCAATCATCAGTCTATCCATTATATATAATTACGTATAAAACTCTTTTTAATAATCGTCGACATTGTATATAATGATTACTCCGCAAGAACGTTTGGATTTGAAAAAAATGCTAAAAGAATCGGACGCAGAAGACAACACCGAATATATTCGCAGGGTAAAACACAGTGTAAAAATACGAGATGACATTCGTGTTCTCGATAGACTCGCGAAAACGGTTTCCAAAGAGGATTTGGAAAATCAGGGAAAAGAAAAAGCGCGATTCTTATATGAAACCTATCCCGACTTGTTTAAACGGATTCTCGCGGATGAACTCGATTTAGCTATAATGAGTCGGTTATTGGCGATTTTAAAGTTGATTGAAGATGGAAAGGTAGACCAGCATGAGGGGTCGGTCATGGTCGGTAAAATATTGAAAGAGTTGTACCTGGATTCTGCAGTGAAAAAATGTCGGAAGTTGGACGAAGCACAGGCGGAAGTGGAACCCGAACCCGAACCGAAAATCGAAGGTAAACCCATTTCTTGGGGTCAATGGAGCGCGTTACGTTCAAAAATCGTGCATGACCTCTCTTCTGCAGGGGTTTCCATAAAATAGAATGCAAAGGTGTAAAGGGGTTAAATACATGGATTGTAATAGAATAATGTCACTTGAAAACGTATTCTATACTCTTCAAAATCAGTTCGAGCATTTTGCAGTTCTCAAACTTGCAGTAAATCCGAACTGTTCTGAACTCGTCGGTTGGTATAAAACCCATGTCGAAAAACATAATCAGGCAATTCTTTCGGACCCTTTCCCCAATTCTGGATTTGATTTGCTGGTACCGGCCAATTCGACGGTCGAGTCTATAAAGACGACGATGATTTCAATGGACGTCACATGCGATATGGTGGACCGAAACCAGGTATCGACAGGGTATTATATGTTTCCTCGTTCCAGTATTTCAAAAACCCCGTTAATGCTGTCGAACCATACTGGAATCATCGATGCTGGATACCGGGGCAGGCTGATTGGTGCGTTTCGCAATCTAAGCGACGAGGCATATGAAGTACAAGAAAACACGCGGTTGCTTCAGGTGTGTCATCCTTCACTGTGTCCGGTATATGTTGTTCTGGTAGAGGAGAGAGAACTTTCTATGACCCAGCGCGGAGCAGGTGGGTTTGGTTCTACGGGATTATAAACGCATATTATCGTGTCGAGAGAGAGAGAGAGAGAGAGAGAGATAAAAAATGATATATTATCGATAACATATCATTATGACTAAATATTTAACGGTGACGTCTGGAACGGCGTTTTGAGGTTTTTCTTTTCCTGCTTTTTCCACCAAACAGTGAGGATTCGCTATCGACTGGGTTCTTTTGGTCGCTTTCCTCATTGGACGACTTGCCATCGCTGTCGTCTCCATCTCCTCCGCGCTTTTTGCTATGTTTTCCATTCTTGGAGTGATAGTATTCCTTGAACTTTTTGGATTTTAAAACATCGCTAAAGGAACTTATATCCTTGTCGTGTTTATGTTTGCGATAATACTCGCCGGCACATTTGGCCCAACTGTTGGAAGATGAACGTCTTCTTGTCTTTGGCATTATATAGTATGTCTATATAATTATTCAGGCAATAAAGGCAACTCAAAATCTATAGGATAAAATCTTATTTTTACAATTTTATCTTCTTCTCCATTGCCTGAGATTTCGCAATGGACCACAAACGTAGGTTTACAATTGTGTATTGTAATGGAATGGCGTTTTGAATGCGAATCGCCCTTAAATAATACACAGTCCAATATATTATAGTCTGCGGCATTTTCGGATGGTTGTGCATTTTCGGATGGTTGTGCATTTTCGTCGGTTTTTATACAGTAGCCAGTATATGTTCCGATTTCTAGGTCTTTTACATCCATGTAATTCTCGAAAAGTTTTTCTAAGTTTTTATTCAAAAGATTTAGTATAATATTGTCAGGACTTGACTCTTCGCTATTTTTCATAATGTCAATAAGGATAAAATTAGGTTTGTTTATTATGTTATCTATATTTTTAGTAATTTCATTTTTTTTTTTATAGACGTTTTTCATTTTTGTATATTCAGTAATGTCGTTTGATTCTGTACTAAAAAAACTAGATATATTCTTATAATCAGGTTCTTTAAAAACCTTCGGTTTAAATAAATTATTCGGGTTTCTAGTTCTAAAAACACGATTAATAATTTTAATACTTTTTATTGTATCAATATATCTTGAGGTATTTATAAACTGATTTATACGATTTAAGTATTCTATATTAGCTACGGTGATCTTTTCTATTTCTATATCCTCACCCTTTATTTCTTGGGTACCCTCTATTTTTTGGGTACTTAATATGTGTTCTATATCAAAACTTTGTACTGATTGTGCACTGTGTGTTGTATTGTATCGAAGTAAGTTTAACATCTGATAATTGCTAAATCCTGTAGTTATTTTTTCTTTCATCTTTTTGTCGTTTTTCAAGAGTGGACCGACATAGAAACCGATTTTACCAAAAAAAGTTTCCAATGTAATACGGTCATCAACTTCGGTTGTATTAGCATTAACTTCGGTTGTATTAGCATTAACTTCGGTTGTATTAGCATCAACTCCGGTTGTATTATTATCATCTGTACTATATAAATTGTACATTTTCACAATTTCATTTATAGAAAATTTATCCTTGCGTTTGAAATCGACTGCATCCTTAAATGCATTTTTCATAGTATCATGAATGTACTTATTTGATAGGTCATAAATGTATATATGTTTATAATCTTCAATACATTTATTGATATAGGTTCTAATAGCCTCCTCACCATCTGTTTTATTTTCTAATGACGATTCTCTCAAATTTTCATTTTGTTTATCTACAACATTCTTAACATCCTCAACATTTTTATTATAAATATCTCCAACAAATTTGTCATCTTCAATTTTGCAATCCACATATGTTACAAACTCTTCTTCAGTTAAAGGTGTTTCCATATCAAATGTGTATAATGCGTTCCACGTTTCGTTGTCATCTTTAGCATCTTTAGCATTATTTATTTTACAAGCTATAACATTTTTTATATGTTTTTTCATTTCATCATCTAGTGAATAAGTCTTACAAAATGCATCGAAACTAGTGTCATTAAAGTATGTCTTAATCGTATTAATTTTCATTTGTTTTACATTCGTATCACCGCCAATCATGATTTCATCCGACGGATTCTTAAATGTCTTATTTTTCTGATGTACTTGGTGGTTATGCGAATTGACGTCATACTTCTTTTTTTTTCGGGTATATTTTTCCAATTTTGGTTTTTGTGGTGAAATCATTATATATATATATATTCATTATATTTATTTAGGGGTTTTTACCGGGTACTCGAGCAATACCTCGCATATCTTATTACTGACCGATATTGCAGCACCAACCGCAATGTCAGTCTTTTCGACCATTTTTAAAACCATAGGGTCTCTAAAACAGGCATTAATCACTCTACATATATTAATATAATTTTTATAGTTAACCGTAGTTCCATTACTTAAACAATGGTCTTTATCCTTTGTGTAATATAGTTCGTTTGTCTTTTCGTTTGTTTGTATATAATTTGAATAGTCACATACAATTTTTAACCATTCCAAATTATTATACGTTTGCTCGTAATTTAACTTTGCATATGTACCAGGTATTTGTTGATGCCATTCTATATTATTAAAACAATTGTATAAACTGTGATAATATGCATAAAAATAATATTTCAGTGCCTTTTTATTAATCGATTTAATTGTGTCATTTTTACTAATCGATTTAATTGTGTTATTTGAACTCGAAAAATATCCTAGATTTGTAATTTTCTTGAGGTTGATATAGCGATCTGTAGTAGGATTCTGATTATTATTTAAGTAAGTTTGTATCTTGTTACAATCGTCTTTAGTTATGAAAGTGTCGTCAAAAAATGTGAAACTTAATATATCTAGTATTAAGCTACTATTTCTTATGTCTTCTAGTAATGTATAATATTCGTTACGTGCATCAAGATTCTTAGTTGTCAGACTATTAATAGTTGTTACATTGATTGAGCTAAAATAATTAGAATCCATTTTAATATTAGGGTCAATAAAATCTGTTTTATTAGGAAGATTATCTTTATATGACTGTTGCATTATGTTATACAATAATACAACATATAATTATCGACGTTCATTCGCTAATAGTACAAATTGTTCTTCCATCGTTAACTTTTGAAATATCACACAGTCGTCGTACCGAACGTTAAAAAAACGGTTCGTATTGTTTTTACACAAGAGAACCGACCCCCCTGCATCGAGTTTTACATTCATCAGCAATCCTCCGTTCGTGAGCGTTTTATCCGACTTTTTAATCCATCTCATCCATCGCCCATATCTCAAATCACATATTTTATCTACGAGCCGGTAATCCGAGAGTCGCATGCAATAATTCATTGCAACCTCTTCGGATAGGTCCAGTTCTTCTATTTCATCGAAAATATCTTTGGAGATGTCATCCGCCGATTTATTTTCTAAATAGTGTTCGTTCTCTATTTTTTCTAAAAGTCGATTTACGTCCAATGCAGAGAACAACGTAGGGTCTGCCTTTACCTTTTCGAATATTTCGGCGAAATCTGTCGGATAAGAACTTGCAACAGAAGAAGAGGTTGCCATAACTATAATCTAACTTCCCGTTTATATTGCATTATTCACATCTCGTGTAAAAATCAAAAATAGAATGAATACAATCTGTTTTGTCGTCCTTGACACCCGCGAATATACCGGTAAATCGGCGATTTTGTCTGTGGTCGAGTCGTGGTATTGGTGGTATGCATAGATGGCAATCACAGAGAGAAAGAGAACGTCAATAGAATACACGGAAGACAGGTTAAACAGCATGGATTCCGCAGAGAACTCTTTGGATAGGTTTGTCATGATGGTGTTCCCTACCGCGCGTGTAGCGACTATTTTTTCCAGGGTCGTCATTTTGGGTGACATAAACCCACCAGAAATAATGGAGGTCAGCTTCATATGTTAGTAGTTATGTTATTATAATGTATGCATATATTGATTTCAATTTTGTATCTTATCGACACGTATAGGAAGTCTAATCTCATCAACAAAAGACCCTTTCAGAAAGGCAGAATAGAACTCGATGGCGACGACGTTCAACAACATAAAAGTCGCGCAGAAAAAGATGACAGACACGTCCAATGCGGTGAGAACATATGTCGTACGATAATAGGGGAAGAATCGATAGATTAAAAACAGACAGACACCGAACTGAACGACTGTGCTAAAGTTTTGGACATAACGCTCGTTTATCAGGACCACTCCGAAAAACGCGGCGAGATACAGGAAGTGAATCAAGAGAACCGCACCACGAAAAAAGATAAGGTTCGTTTCTGACATAATACTATAGTTGCGTATTTTATTCATACGTGGTTCTCAACCAATATAAAGAGAATCACCGGCTACATCGTAGATGATTGCGAACCGGTATTGTATCGAGACGGAAATCCAACGGGGTGCATTCGGAGTGATTTATAAAGGAAATTATAAATCACGAGAACATGTGGCGATAAAGATGGACCACGGACCGACGTCTACCCTGCAACACGAGGTGAAAGTCATACAGTATCTCTATATGGCGGGGGTGCGCAATATACCGTCGATATACTGGTTTGGAAATCACGCGGAGAGACCGTGTGTCGTAATGAGTTATTACGAATGTTCTCTCTACGACTATCATCTTCATAAAAAGGCGGCGACCCCCGAGAGGTTGTTCGTCCTTTTATTCAAGATTACAGAGATATTTGAGAACATACACAAACACTT